GTCCAAAGGGCTGGCCGTCTGTGATCATGATCTGTCCTGCATACTTGCTCATTGCGCCAGCCCGGTTAAACACCACAGACTGACCGTCAGCTGTCTGCAAGCGGACTTTAATGCGCTTCATAGTCTTGCTGGCCACATCAAACAGATCCTGGATGGCCTTGAAGTCCACAGTCACATACGCAACCGGAGCAGGTTTAGGAGTCGTGGCCCGCTGAGTCAGTGTATCAACCCAAGGCAACTGTTTGTCGCTGAGTTTGCCAAAGCGATTAAAGCCAGCAATCAGCGAACCAGCAAAGTTACGATCGCTTTGTCCCAGTTGATCCACCACAGCCGCCAAGGCATCAACAGCAACTTTTTGGGTGACATCAACAGCAACTGAAGTACGGATTTTGTGTGCAAACATTTTGTTTCCTTTTTGCTAGTATGTAAATATTATACTGTATTGGGCCGTTTTGGTCAACCAGTTTACATGCTCCAATAAGTTTCTGAAGCAGGATTGCAACACCAAGGAGTGTCAGCATCAATTGTCACAGGCTTACCTGACATCAAATTCTTAACAGTGATCTTGGGTGCCGTGTAGGTAGCACGGTCTACAATGTTCAGTTGGTTTTCTGTCCAACCTGCTTTGCGGCACAAACGAGTTCTGGTAGCACGAGCGGCACCAAAAGTTTTGTATGCACGAGTCCGGTTAGGACCGTCTGTTACAATTAAACCAGTACCTTTAGCAACGATTACATAACTCATTTAGAACTCCTTTTTGCTGTCTATGTGTATATTATACTGTGGATTGGACCTGATGTCAACCAAAATTGTGTTGTATTTTTACAACGAATTTAGCACTGGTTGCAGTACTGCAATCAGTTCACGCTCGCGAGCATGAGCCGCTGTTTTGCCACGCACAACTTCTAACAGGTAAGGCGTAAAGCCTTCACGACCGTATGTGCGAAGTGCTTCGCACAGATTCCAGTTCTTGCTTTCAGTATTGGCACGGCTCAAATGACGGTTAAAGCGTCCACGAACTGAGCTTAATGCAGAGCCATCAACTACAGTGATACCAATGTAGCTGTCACCAGTCGCTTCGCAGAACAGCTCGTATATCGCATGGTTGCGATCGGTACGGCGCTTGCGTTGTGTTGGAGTGTTTTTGCAGTTCATGTTATTATTATAGCCGATCTAGGCCCAGAAGTCAACCGTTTTCTGGGCTTTTTTTGACTTTTTTGGGCCTATTTTTGTTGTATTTTTGCAACAATAAACTAGTACTTTTTGTTGTGTTTTTACCACATAAAAACCCGCTATTTTTACGGGTTTTTGACCCTAATTTAGACAAAAAGTAGGGTTTTACTAAATAAAGTATGCAGATGATTTTGCATAAACATTTAAGGAGCCACACTATTATGGCCTGCAAATTAGTAATTATGAAAACAAAACGAGCTGATACAACGAAAGCATTCTTTGTACCAACAGTGGAAATGAAAGCTTCAGTAGATGCACAACCAAGTGCAACTGTCGTTGGAGAAAGAAATATTGGTCACGGACTTGTCAAGATCCGTACATTATTTTTCCCTAACCCAGAGCGTTATGCTGAATGGCAAGCAAATGCAACTATTCAAGCAATGTTGGCCGCTCGCGATGCATACAATGTCGCAAACGGTATTACCACTACCACAGCAGTAATTGATTTACCAAACTACAACGCATATTAATTTTTAATAAGCAATAAAGAAACGCCCTTTAGGGGCGTTTCTTTTTGAGTTTAAATATTAAAGGTCAATCTTTTTAACAACCTGTCTTTTTCATTTTCTTCAAGCTTTACAGATTCTCGTCGATGTACACTAAACCAATTGTCATATACCAACATATCACCATTCTCCCAATGATGTGTATAGTAAACATCTTTCTTGGCTTCGCATTGACGGTAAACTGTTTCAATAAATTGACCGCTGTTTGGCAATGCCCGACCATTCTTTTCAACATGATGCACCCAGGCGGTACTGTTCTTTCCTGGTGTGATATAGCAATTAATTCTAGGGCTTGGTTTATTAGAGTAGGGGCTAATCTTTAAGAATGGAAATTTTTCTAAGCGAGTTCCAGGCTCGTACATGTACTGCTGTACAATTTCAATGTCATCAAAATACCGTTGTTCTTCTTGGGTAAATTGTTCCCAAGCCAACTCCAAATTCAACCAAGATGTAGCACCGGAATTATTATTTGCTGTTTTAACCATGTACAACGACCGACCAGGAAAACTCTGCTCATCCATGTGTGCTTGGTCAGCATGATATTTCATATCTCTGGCGCCCCACATGTTGTTTGTTTGGAAATAGCTGACCGGAGTTGTGTCTATATTTTTAACTGTCTTATCAGTTGGGGTTTTACGATAATCTTCTTTGTCCCAAATACGACCAAAGTTAGTGCCCGTTTCATGATACTCTGCGTCAGTGAGTTCTGGGCCAAATCCTTTGAGTACTAGAAATTTACGATCAATTAATAGTTGTCGCCAATATGCAGAACCCTGACTTCTAAATTCGTCCAGTGTTAATTTGACTATTGAACCCCAGGAATCAAAGATGTTTGATACTTGCACTTATCGTCCTAGACCTTGACGATATGCCTGATCTTCTCTTTGACGCTGTTGTTCTACTTGACGTTGATGAACGCCACGCATGCACGATTCTTTTTCACCGTGTGAAACATAACGAGCACACTCTTCGGTAATGACAACAATTCGATCAGTGACTGGAGCAGGCTGTCTGACAACAACAGTTTGATTGGCCGATCCAAGGGCATAACCAACTACACCACCTGCAACTGCGGGTACAAGTTGTCTGCTAGAACATCCTGCCAATGCCAAAATTGATAAAGCTAAAATTAATTTTTTCATAATAAACTCCTGAGTTAATATTTACCTACGCATGCGACTGATATCTATGGCCTCTTCATCACTGAAAACAGGTACTGCATTGCTTTTATGCATGGTTGCAATACCTTTTACTTTGTCTCCAGTATACACCTTGGCTGGTGCCAATGTAGCAGATCCTTGACCACTGTTGAGACTTTTGATATGGGCAGTGGTATTTCGACCTTCTGGAATTGTTAGTTTATACACAGAGCTCAGGCCTGGCGCTGACATGGCTCGCCGGCGCTTGCGTTCTTCTTGCTCCACACCCTGTCGCTTGAGTAGTTCTAGCCAGCTTTCTTCCAATTCCCTAGCCTTTCGTGCATGTTCTGCACTGGCAAATTTCTTTTTGCCTTTTCGTTTACCGGTGGTGTTGAGCCACGGGCCTTCTAAATGCATGCTCATCGAAACACTTTCTAGAGTTAAGTTTGTACAGTATAGCAAAGAATGCCCAGCTTGTCAACGGATAAAATATTCATCTAACGGTCCACGGGGTCCTACTTTGTCAAAGGATTTTAGGTAGATCCAGCCAGCTGGTTTTGCGCTTTGCTTATATACAGGGGTCCTGCCTTGTGTTTGTACTGTGGCCCAAGCAGGATCACTGTCCAGTGGGCAGACAACAACACCGATTATGTTATGGTCTGCTGGATCAAGTGCTAGATCAATCTTGTCTTCAACCAATCGTACACTACAACCTGCCCAATCCTCATGGTCAGTGTTTCTATCTAGCCATTCAAACTGTTCTGTGTTCATGCTTCTATTTAATAGGTCAAGAAAAAAGGGTATGACCGAAGCCATACCCTTTGAATCACCTAATAGATATTAGGCTAGTTTGATTTTACCGATCAAACCTTGTGTAAAGATACTGTCGTACTTGACATGCAATGGAGCAGTCGCAGACTTGAACTCTGCTTGCTCTTCTGCTGTCAGGTGAACAACATTAATACCTTCTGAAACTGCACGAGCTTGTGTTTGTGCAATGTCAGCGATACTTTCTTGACGTTCGATACGAGCGGCGCTTAATGCGGCATCAGCAAAAATCTGCTGAGTTGCTGTATCAAATGTGTTCCATAGATCCTTGTTGATGATCAAGCTTGTCAAGAACAAGCTGTGCTCACTGTGAACTAGGCTCTTGGCGTGTTGAGCTTGCTTCATACCATAAATGCGTGGGTATGTGCTTTCACCAGCATCGACTTCTTTAGAAGCCAAAGCGTCTGCTAATTGTTCGATGGCCATTTCAACTGGTTGTGCACCGATTGCTTCGAATGTATCTTTGGCAACTGGGCTAGCTGGAATACGCACACGCATACCGCGTAGGTCTTCTAACTTTTCAACAGCTTCGGTAGCTGGGATGATACGGAAACCGCCTGAGTATGTGAAAGCTAAACCTTGAACTTTTGATTCTTCGGCTAACTTGGCAAATAACTGTTGACCAATAGCACCATCTAATACACGCTCTGCGTGATCGTGACCTTCGAAAAGGAATGGTAAGTCAAGTACAAACATGTCTTGGCTTAATTGACCCAATGTAGTAGTATACATCTGGCTCAATTGTACTTCACCGCTTTCTAGCATGTCGAGCAATTCGAAGCGGTTGTTAATTGTTTTACCTGCTTGGTATTTGTCAGCGTATTCTTGTAGACCAAGAATTTCGATTTCAAATGCGCCAGCAGTTTTTTCGTTAACTTCCTTTGAGAATTTCTCAGCGGCTCTTAAAAATAAATCATACGGTTCATGTGCTAGAACCCATGTTAATTTTGTTGTCATTATAATGTCCTCTGTTTTATCTAAATTTTAGATGAGCTTGTCGGCTCAAGTTTATTTATACAAAATAGAGGACAGGGTATTCAAACGGATTATAATTTAGCGGCTTCGGGTACTTGATCAATTAGAGTTACATCTTTACCCCAAGAAATTCTGTTCCATATTCTTTCGTGAAAGTAAAAGATAGCTATATTGACCACTATAGCAATAGTCATAAAGGCCGCGGCTTGGCCCAGCGAACCGGTTAAAAACCAAGGTATCACAAAATTACTTCCAGTAATGACAGCTCTCCATGTTATAATTTTGCTAATGGTACGCGGTTGACCATCAACAAACATTAGTCCGTCTTTGCCCTGTCGATTCCATTGTGCATAATTCCAGCATCTTTCATGTGCCCAATATAAAACAGAATTGATAACTGCACTAAGTCCAGCTATGGCCGCGGCACTGACTATACTACCTGTAACAATAAATCCGTTAATAAAATGACTCATTGTTAAAATTACTCGCCAGGACAAGGTCTTGGCCAGTGAACGCGGATGTTTTTCCTGAAATTTTTCCATTTAATTTACCTTTACGCCCTCACTTAATTTTTTCCAATAATCAGTATGGAAATTAAAAAACTTAGGTAGATCATTGTAGTTCACGCTGGCTGGCTCACAGAAATCAACAGCATAGGCATTGCGAACACTTTCTGCTCGTGCGGCTTGAACAAAGATATCATAAAATTCTTTTGCTCGAGCATCATCATATCGTGCTGGAAGTACCAAATGATGTCCAACATTCATTGATGCAAACGACTGATCAAATCCTTCCTTAGTCAATGGCTGATAACCATTGACCACTCGGTTTCCAGTGATGCCAAGCACATTCACAGTGACTTTGGCAGTTTTATTTTCTTTTGTCCATTGTTCAGCTTCACTGATGAATCCAATGTGAAAGTCTGTTTGTCCACTGACCATTGACAACATAGATTCTGTAGTTGACTTGAATGGAATAATATTCATCTTTGGATATTTCTTTTGTACTTGTAATGCCGCAAGATGCGTTGTGACACCAAGCCCACTGATTCCAATTGTCACTTCTTTGTCAACTGCTACTTCTCGCCAATTCTTGAATTTTGAACTGGTAATTGCCATAGGAGCGGTACAATGTACAAATTGTTCCTTAAATTGTGTTAGATCATAACTTTCATTGGGATACACATTTGGACGAATAAAAAATGCAGTACTGTGTGCAAGAATTGTATTGGCGTCTCTTAGCACTTGATTGCTTGCAATAGAGCCACCAGCACCAGGTTTGGCATCAAATATAAAGTTGTATTTGTTTTGGATTTTGTTTGCTTCGTTAGCAAGTGTACGATGATAATTTGCCACGCTGTCAGCAGGACCGTAAGCGTACATAATTGTAATGGTGTCTTTAGCCTGTGCGCCGATAGAGGCCATGGCTAAACACAAGATTGAAATGAATTTTTTCATTAATTGTTCTCCTATGCCAATACTTATAGCGTATACACTGACAGATTGTCCAGAATCTGGACAATCTGGACGAATGTTAAAACATTGTCTTAGAGATTCGTATTTTTTCACGATCGTTCTTGCTTCTACATTGACCCATGGTACAAGCAAAATGATTGCCGGGTGCTTGCCATGCTGTATCAAATGCATTAAAGTGTTCATTGCGGCCGCCACATTCGCTGTAAGATACAAATCCTTTGGGATTTATATGAATCCAATCAACGCCTGCATAACATGGAAGTCCAGTATATACTGGATCCACTGAATTTATAATTCTCAAATCAGTGTAGCCAGGAACAGCGGCTTCTGTGGTTGCGTCATCACTGCGCCTGAAAATTCTATTAAGGTCAACTTCACTGTACGACTTGATAAATCTTCCATCTGGCTCGTATAATATTTGTTCCTTACATTCAAGCCCTTGTTGTTGATAGTAATTTATTTTTTCTCTAGTTTCGTTAATGCGTCCTGGAAGCAAAGGAAACTCCATGGTCACTTTCTTTTGCTTGACCTTACATTCGTCTAGTATAAATCCAACCACATCATCGTTTTGCCATTCATGGTATGTCAAATGTACCCAGTTGACCAAATGCAATACCCTATACAATGCAAAGTAGGTGTCATCACCACTGGTATCTAGTCTGATCCACGATGGCCAGGCCCGCATTGCCTGTAATACCTCAGTGAGATATGGAAAGTGCAACGGCTCTCCTCCACCAATTCTCCAAAGTATTTTGGGGTGGTGACAATAGCGTGTTCGTTGAAGTTTTTTAATAACCTCTAGATAATCGTTTAAGGGTCTGTCAGCTGTACCGTTTTTCCATTCTGGTCGGCAGTATGAACATTGAAGTTTGCAATGTGCGTTTAATAACCAATCAATTTGGGCATATTCTAATTTTATCATGCCCTTATTTAACAAAAAGAAAATGCACACTTTAGGAACTTTCGGGCACGACTCCTACTTGTTCCAGGGCAGTAGCCGCCCCACACTGAAAACCATAAGGTCCTAAGGTAGTGTGTTCTTATACAGGACTGTAGGGATTTCGTGGTCGATCCGTACCATCGTCTGGTGGGTATACTGGGTATTGATTTGGGTCTAAATTTTCTAGTAGTGCAACCATGTCGTTATATATCATTTTTGTCTGATCTCTTTTAACAGAATATTGTAATATGTACTGCGGCTCATTGCTAGTATTTAATGTAGTATGGGGAATTTGTGCATTAAATGCAGTCCATTGCAATGCCATCAGGTCCATCTTAATCAAAGGGGTTAATGGTTTCATGTCTTTGATGTCAATCCCGCAGGATGTAAACTTGTAATGTGCTGATTCAAAAGCAGTTATTTTGCCAATCACAGAGTTATAAAGATTTAAATTAAAAATGTTTTGTTTGTCAATATGCCATTTGTACATGGTCATTGGCGGCATCATTATAATATTCAACATGCCCTGTGCTTCGTTGTGTATTGCTGAAAGCAATTTGTCTTTGTTAATTAAGTTTTGTCCCAACTCAGCTTGATAGTTATCAAAGTCTGGCCCCACAGTCCAAAAATAGCCTTTGACTTGATCAAATACTTGTGTTGAAATAGCACTGGCTATTTTTGAATTGTAATAGTATTTCTTAGGTACCATACGGATTTTCACCGGTCATTCTTGGCCTGGCAAACCATAATTGGAACCAAGCTTCTGTGCCTGGCTCAATGTGATTCTTGCGTTGATATTCAGCCCGTTCAGTGCCACCGTGTGTGAGTGGACTGTCAATGCCACTTTGGTCCTTGCCTGTGCCCAATGTCAGGCCAGCCAGTCTACGCAGGTCATCAATGTATGATTGGTCTACATCATCTGCTTGATGGTATTTTTTACCATCAATTCTATTGCCTGGTGCAACTTTATCATACTGATCTGCATCAACTGGCAGTTGAGTAATTAAAGTTTTACTACCAAGCTCGCTTATTTTCATTCTTGGTCGTCTTCGTAACCGTGTTCGTTTAGGTCTTCAATCAGGCCGGCAAAAGATTTTGACATGCGATTCTCTGCATAACCAAACCCACCAATTGCGGCCTTGATATGTGCAATGGTATAATCCTTCATATTGGCATATTCTTTTGGCAAGTGGAATTTGATAGTCTGTTCAATTTCATCCAAGGCCCGTGTCAATTGCTCAACTTGTTGTTCTAGTTCAGCCGCTATTTCTGTGGCTTTTTCGCTGTAAATATCGTCGTTGATGCGTTCAGCAACAGGAGTGCCTGCCACTGTTGTGGAATTCTGAATTCCAGCAAGCTTTTGAATGCGACTGACATCATATTCTTGCGGAACATTGATGCTGGCTTGGCCTTCTTGTAATTGTTTGTTTTTCATTGTTTTTGCTTCTTTGACTTGAACTTGTCCATCAGCTGGCGCAGATGTAGGATAAAATGTGCCCAGTTGCTTACGCATGGTATCTGTGCGTACATCCACAGTCAAACTAGTACTCCAGCGTGGGTCCACAGCTTCCTTGCGGTTTTTAGCAATGTATCCTGACGCCTCGACTATTTCTCTAAAGTTCATAAAAAAGCCTCCAGTATATTTAGCAGAGGCTTTTACTATTACTTGTAAACTGCTTTAGCTTCAGCAGTCTTACCCTGACGAGCAAGACTTGCGGCGGCACGGGCCTGGCCAAATGCTTCTAAAAATGACCAGATTGAGTTGACGATTGTTTTCATAGATATTTTTCCTTTTGATAGTTAAACTGACGGATATAGTTTTCCAACTGTGCGGCATCGGTAATGCCTTTGTCTGCTAGATAAGCATCTAGGCGGCTTTGATAGTTAGAGCCAGGGAACATTTCTGCTAACCTTTCTAACATTCTTTCTAATAACATTTTGTGTCCTTATAAGTGAAAAACGGCATCGGCTTTTGGCCGACACCGTAGTTGTATCTGCTTGGAGTTAATTACTCGGCTGATTTTTTGCTTTTAGCAACGGTGTCAAAGCCAGGAACTTTGAATGCTTCCAAGTTCTTGTAAGCTTCTACAGCCTGTGTTTTGAATGTTTCAGCCAATTGCGTATTGACATCTAGTAATGTCTTTGCAAATGCTGTTGACGCACCTGTTAGTTGTGCGGCCAATTCTTTGGCCAATTTTTGGTTTGATTCAAAAGTTTTTGTGATTTCAGTGAACATGCTTATATCTCCTTTGTTTAAGCGAGTAGTACAGTAGCCTCTAATGAGCACTACTACTAAGTAGAAACGCTATTAGCGTTTTCACTAGTATAACACTATATATGTTGCACCGCAACATGGTTATCACCCGTTTTAACAAAAATCATACCAAATTGGATATATTGATATGCCGACGCTAAATACTAGGATGGCATAACGCCAATGACTTATAATAGTCGCAATGAAAAGGAAACAATAAATCATGACAGCACCAGTACCAGCATACAGCGGTAGTCCTTTACTTTTTAGCTTTTTAGAAGTTAAAAAAGGTCCGAATTCCGACCTACCTGCACATGCACCGCACAAGGAAGTTAACTCAACATGGTGGAATTATATTACAACCACCTACCTGAATACAGGTAAGTTATTAGAAATGTCCAATACCTCTTCAGCTAATACTGTTAATCGTGTATTATTCTTTAAATTTAATACATTGGCTGATAGAATAGAATTTTTTACAGATGCCCAAGCCTTGGCTGGCTTCGACGAATTATCAGAGTACGATAATCTCAACGCATTTAGATTGGTACAGGTAGATGAAGATAGATCATATCCATTGAAAGGTGCACCTTTAAACTTTCCATTTACTCAATTTGTTAATAAACACCAAAATACTCTAAAACCAAACACAGTTGAAATTGGTGGAATTGTTACTATATCGGGCGGAGTAGGTGTAAATCGTATTTCAGCGTAATAGTTTTTAACCAATAAAAAGCGACCAAATTGGTCGCTTTTTTAATTTGTAGAATTTATTGAATTCACAAACCCTGCACTGGCCAAGTTCTTGCCTTTGCTTTCACATTGTATATCAAAATCACGGGTGAAACCACCGGCCCAAATGTTGACTGCATCATTCCAGTAGAAGTCGCTGTGTGCTCGTAACTTTTGTTTTTTATAGCCTTGAGCCAGCAAACTGTTCATATCCGGCAGGACATCAGTGGCATGACCGACCAAATAATCTTCTCTGCTGACTGAATAGTGCATGGCAGGCCGTACTCCGCGCCAGCTATCAATTACACGCCGAACTCTGTCGTCGGTGGGTTGAATGTATTCTCCTGTGCGTATCCAGTGATGGTGTATGTCCAACACCAAAGCACAATGTTCTGCAAGTTCTAGACTGCTGTCAATGCCCCATGAGTTTTCGTCATTCTCGATAGTGATGCAGTTGCGGGCTTCTGGGCTCAGATGTTGTAGAGCTTTGACAATGCCTGCTGGACCTTGCTTGCCTGAAATATGCACATTGATCTTGAAGTCCTGAAAAGTTTTACCATAGCCCATCCAGCGAACCATGTCTGCATGATATTCAAACTCCTGTATGCTTCTTTCTACAATGCCTGGATTCTCACTGGCCAACACACAAAACTGTCCAGGATGAAAGCTTAACCGTACATCTAAGCGCCTGGCAGTTTCGCCGATGGGTGCAAAGATACGAGCCAAATGATCTTGAATTTCTGTGCGTTGCCACCAATTGATCCATGACGCTTCAGTATAGCCTTGCAACATCTCCGAACCCAATCGCACCATTCTTCGATTGGCTGGTAAGGTAGCCACACGCTCAATCATGCGTACAGCGGCCGTGGCATTATGGTTCATAATGTCCCACTGACGTTGCTCAGCTTCAAGTGGATGCTCACGCAACCAACGCATGGTGGTTGATCGGCCGTTTAGTTCTCGATCCACTGCATTAACTTTCATGCCGCTACACTCGCTCGGATCATTGAGCCACTTGCAACAAAAACCAATACGACCCATATCAGCTCCTACCAATGCCGAACTACTCCGGCTATAATGAAAAAATTTGCAATAATGTATGTTAACACAATTGCAGTACGAATGCAAGCAATACGATCAGCTTCCTGATCAGTTGAACCTGCCTTTTCTCCCAGGGCTTTGGCCCAAATACGCCATAGTTTTTTCATATTAATAGTGCCACAAAGCAGGGACGAAATGAAAATAGTCAAACAGCAAAGATCAAATAGCTAATATCAAACATGGGCCTTTTGCTTGGGCATCACATCAAATATCAATATAATTTTTGATGCCCAAGCAAGACAATTTTGGAATTAGTTTTTCAGACTAAGCCAGTAGGTTTTCATCAATTAAGATGAAGTATTTTCATCTCCTACCCCGGACCAAGTGTGGCGGCTTAGTCTAGACCGAGGTCAGTCAGCACAAGTGCTACCTGTTCGGCTACTTCAAACTCTGTACGGACATTGATGGTGACCATCTCGTCCTTGATCTTGCGTCGACGCCGTTGAATACGAGCCAGTTCTGCTTTGGCTTCTGCTACAGTTTCGGGCAAGGCAACATGCACTTCAATGTTGTAGTCACGACCGTATATGCTACGCTCGTTGCCAGTATTGGCACTACGAGCTTGAATTTCTTTTTCAAGTGCAGACAGGTCAGGACGAACTTCAAGTTCAGCAATCTGACGCACACGACTTTCGGCACTGGCCAAGAATGCATCTTCTGCCAGATAGTCAGTGATGCCAACTTCGGCATTTTTCTTTGCCACTGTGGCACGAAGGTAACGATTTGCATCCAACAAACGGCCAACTCGCTGGTTATTGGCAATCACTTTTTCCAACTGTGCATTCAGTAGATTTGCCACATTGTCAGCAAACAGGCTGACACTGATGGTTGTTTTTTCATTGCCCAGACGTTTAATTTCGTCCATGATTGTTTGCTGGACCACACTGGCCTTGCGTAGGTTAATTTTCATATTGTTCCTTAGAAGTTTAAATGTCTATACAGCTATTATAGCAGTTTAAATTAGAATGTCAAGTCTTTCTGTTGATTTTGGTAAAACAAATTCACCTTGGCAGTCTAGAATTAACATGCCATCAGGATCATTGGCGTGAACCTCTCCATGTAAACTGATGGTGTCATTGTGTTCAACCAGTTGGACCCGGCCAAACAACCATCTTCCAATCCTGGCAGGACGAATAAATTTATTTGACATTTGTGTAGTGACTGCCTGCTTGCCACCAGTCAGGTCCCAAATATGGGCCGCCATACAATAGTCCATGTATGTCATCAAGGCGCCACCATGTGTGAGGTTTAGTGCGTTTTTATGCAAGTTGAGCGTGTACCATGCAAAATTGCTTTCAACATGATCAGTACTAAATTTAAACCAAGTCTGCATGGTGTTTGCAACAAAATCCTCCCACACATGACTTCTTAAATTGTAACCCAATAATCTCAACGCCGCTGGCGAATATTTCATTGCGACTCAATGTCCCATTTGACACGGTCGGGCAACATTTGATCAATTTCAAACTGCACAATCTCAAACGCACTTGGACCGTTTTCACAATTCTCTATTGCAGTTCCTAACTCAAACAGATAACAAATTTGTCTGTTGTCGTCAGGATATTCATGCACATCATCACTGGCAACAATGTCACCAACTTCGTCTTCAATGATATCTGTCAGCTCTTCAAATTCTTTGTCGGTTAGTTCTCTGGACACACTAACTTTGATGTAATGTTTCATATTTTCCATGATGTTATTCAAAAGTAAAACCCATTTGTTTAAGGCTATCACCAATCCAGGCTTTGGCCATGCTTGGTTTTAATCGTTCAGCTACCCTGCTGACAAAGCCGCCTGATACAGTTGATTGTGGCATACCTTTTTGCATTTCGGCATGTATTCTATTGTATTCATCAAATTGTGAGTTATCTGTTATTGGAGTATATTTAGAATGATGTAATACCAAGTCTTGTCCCATCCTCCAGCGCACTCCATTTTTACCTTGAGTAATTGCCTCTGCTGAAATTCCATGTACTGTTGCAAAAAGCGGAAAGGTGTGTGGTGGAAGATTAAAGTAAGTCTTTAAAAAATCAATGGGCAATTGTCGAACAGCACCAATGTATGTTCCGGATATGCCCATGGATTCAGCCGCCCCAAAAAATGTTTGGGCCGCAATAGTTGCATCAACTATTGCTTTGAGATGGTACTCAGCAGTATTGGTTGCGTTTTTGATTTCTTCGTCTATGTTGTTATTCTGTAGAATAAAATCTAATTTACTCAAATCTGCTAACCAGATTAAAAATATTTTTGAAGTGCCTATTGCAGTATAATTGGCAGTATCTACACCACCTAAAATGCCGGCATGACCTGGGGTCTCCCATAGCGCATTGATAAAGTTTTCTTTAGCTTTTTGATCCAATGAAATAACACTCCATGTCTGCAACATACCACTAGTAGGGGCGCTCTGAGCGGCCGCTACCAGTAATTCAAGTGTGCCATTGGGCAGTTCTCTATTAGAGAACCTTCTAACAGAACGCCTAGTCAACAGTTTTGTTATATGTGCAGTTGGTTGCTGTTCAGGTAATGGAATATCGTCTCGTCCATACCTGGCATGAAACGGATTAACTTTTTCAAACGTCATACATTTACTTATAGGTACATACATTGGATTTGCTATTCAAATCCAAAACCCATTTGTTTTAAAAATTCTCCAGTTTGTTGTTTTGATTCACTTGGATCTAATCTTTCAACTACCCGACTTTCAAATGTTGAAACTCCTCGACGACTAATCTGTTGATGTACCGTATTATAATCTGTTAATTCTTTTAGTGAACTCATGGGTTTATAAGTTGAATGATGTAGTATAAAATCTTGAGACAGTCTGGGACGGGGCTTCGCAACTGGCTCTGTTGGCAAACGGCTTAATATTTGCATTGATGGATACCCTATAGCCATTCCAAACAAAGGAAATGTGTACTTTGGAAGATTAAAAGTATCTTGTAAAAAAGTTGTTGGTAGCTGTCTAATTGCACCCATGTATGTTCCACCCAAGCCCATGGATTCTGCTGTTATGAAAAGAGTCTGCGCCGCAATCGACGCATCAACAACTGCTTTGAGATTAAACTCTGCTTTATTTACTTGTAGTTTAGTTTCAGGTGGCGCATTGGTATTTTGTAAAATAAAATTTGTTCTATTTAAATCTGCTAACCAAATTAGAAAAATTGAGCAAGTTTCAATGGCTGTAAAATTGGCAGTATCTACACCACCAATGATATAACGGCACTCAGGTGATGACAGTAAGGTTTTTCGGTCTTCTGCATTTAAAGAAATAACACTCCATGTCTGCAACATACCACTAGTAGGGGCGCTCTGAGCGGCCGCTACCAGTAATTCAAGTGTGCCATTGGGCAATGCAGTGGGGAAAAAATTCCTACATGATGTTCTTGCTAACAGAGTTTTTGTGAAAGAATTTGGTTGCTGTTCAGGTAATGGAATATCGTCTCGTCCATACCTGGCATGAAACGGATTGGTAAATGTCATGCGTCTATTTATAGACGCATGTGTTAGCTGGTAATGCCGCCTCGGTTGGGACTGGTAAATGGAGAATTCAATCTACGGTTCTCTCCACCTTGCAATCCATTCGGATTGGCATATCCAGCCGCAACATAGCCTTCATTGAGTTCACCAGGCACAGCAAAATCTTTGATGAATCGTCTGGCATCTTCGGCCCGCATGCTGGGTCTTGCCTGGGCCACACATGCCAGATAGCCAGCAACCTGTGGTGTGGCCTGACTTGTACCAGAAATCTTGTTTAGATAAAAACTTGTATCTCTTGGATCCGCCACAGCATAGGTCTGATATGGTGAATTTGCATAGGCGCCCATGATCATTACCCCTGGGGAATATACATCAACTCGTGGACCACTTTCACTAAAGTAAACCTTTTGCGGTGTAACAGAATTATCCAATGCACCTACCGTGATCATGCTGGCCGCACATGTTGGGCTACTGCCTCGGTGATAATAAGTTGACTGGCCCCAGCTGGTTGACCAACGGTTATCATAATCAACACCACCTGGCACATCTATCTTGTGATAGTAGTTGCCGGCCGCACCAACCATAATGACACCGGCCGCAGACGCATTGTCAACACTTTGATTTAGATATGTAATTTCACTGTAGCCATGATAAGAATTTACCTGACCATATGTTGTATTTCTACTATATGTTGAATATGTGTTTCCACGATATACTGTAGAGCTCATACTGGAGTAGCTGGTTCTATAACCCCATGAGTTGGTGCAGATGGTTGGCCTCGGATTGCCATCTGCTATTTTTTTTAAATGAAATGCGCGAACCAAATCATACGCAATATCAGAATTGATTGTGCCTAGATAGCCACCGGGTGCATGTATTCTGTAACCAGCATTTAAAATACGAATACTATAAAGTCTAGCACCTGGTGCCCATCCACAGGTATTACCAGCGGCAATACTTGCACAGTTGCTTCCATGTCCATCAGCATCTCCTAGGTATCCACCAATGCTTGCACCAGTAGGACAATTGGCAACACCTAGACTGTGCCAATCAAAATCAACCACACGACTTCCACCTGTGCCATCAGCATTGACAGCAAACTCTGGATGACCGGGTTCAATGCCTGTATCAACCACAACAATATCAACGCCTGTACCATCCAAGTTATATGTAAAGGCCGCATCAACTGAGTTACTTGAATTGAATACATCAGTTGGATGTGTGCATCTCCATAGACCCCAATTTTTCATAGCGGCAGTTGTTCTTGTTTCTCTGTTGTAATTGTATGTTAAACGAGTTCCTGTATGGTGTTTACTCACTCCTGGTCGTAGGTCAGCTTGTAGTTCAACGTCTAGAACTCTAGCGTCTTGTTTTAATTTTTCTGCTTCCTCATCTGACAAGTTAAAGTGTGCCAGGTAATCGTTGAATGGTCGTTCGTTTAAAATTTCAACAGGACGCTGTGGAATAAATTCACCGCCACCTTGGGTAATAATTTCATTCCAAAGTCCTGCATCCCATACTGCTGGGTCTGCTACTTGTACAATATATTCACGCATTTCTTATTCCTTATTTAAAAGCGGCCACTTACCAATTTCCTGAACTATTAAGAGCAATTCTTCTCCATATAGTTGCTCGCCCGGTTAAGATACATACTTTACTTCCTAATTCGTAATATGTACCACCAGGATTAAAATTAGGGAGATTGTTTATTCTATTTTGATCAAAGTTAATACCGATTTGTTTTTGTGATCCACTATTCACTCTTGACAAGGTTACAGTTAATACAGGAATATTTTGTATTGTTATCGTATGTCCCTGAGCATCAATAAAAGTATCAAAGCTAAATTTCCACTGTCCAACTGTTGGATTTAGCATTTTAATCCAACTTTGAAAGTCTTGTTCTGTTACAACTGTTCCCGCTGGATTACCTTCCAGTTTTTGGAATTGGCCCGCACCAGTACCAGCCGAACCAAATGTAATATTGATTGTTGTTAATTGAGCAGAATAGTCACTGTGGCAGTAGTATAGATAGCTTTCGTCAATTGCCCAATCACCTGCCCTGTCACCAGTGGCACCCACTGAGGATGTTGGGGGTAATGTTTTTCTACCAGGAAGGTATGGCGTGTTCAATAAGTCATTGTAAGATGTTACAAGTTGTTTGCCATTAAATGTAATGTCCCCAGCAGCCACAAAGTTTAAATCATTCCCGCTGGTAAATGTACATGGGCCACCGCCGGTCAGCGTAACATTTTGTACATTTAAGTCTGTTGTTGTTACTGTGGTAAATGTTGGAGCAGTTGGCTTGTTGGTCAAGTCATTGTATGATCCACTGAACAGCGTAGGCTTGTTGGTCAAGTCATTGTATGATCCACTGAACAGCGTAGGCTTGTTGGTCAAGTCAGCATAACTGCCTGAGAATAATACAGGCTTGTTGATTAAGTCAGCATAACTGCCACTTGTGGCAACAGTGGCAAAGCTGGGCTTGCCTGTAACGCTGGTCCATGCAGTGGGGCCTCCGCCAGATCCACCACCTAATACACTAGCGCCGGTGCTATCTACAATATCTCCACCTGCTGGTAATGTTAATTTACCATCAGTGCCAAAGGTCCATAAAGATAGATTAGATAACACATCAATGTTATTGGCACTTTGTATGCGGGCGTTACTGCTTTCAGTATTAGCCGCTCCAGGTAGATTTAACTGTCCTGTGGTGGACAATGCCACTGTGTATGTGCCGTTGACTAATGTACTTGTTGAACCGGTATATGCTGTTGTTTGTACTGTATAGTCCGGGAATAATAAACTACCATCTGTGCGAAAGATCCAATTTTTATAAATTAAATTGTTAGGATCTGTTTCATCAATTGCTCGTATATTAACACCTTCACCACTTGTAATATGGAAACCTTGACCAACTCTTATCGAAGTATGAGCACGATCAAATACTAGACCACTTGGCAATGTTAAATCACCGTCTGTGCCAAATGTCCAATGGTTAGTATTTGCGTCAGTACCAATGACAACCGCGCCACCCGCCTTTTCAATCTTGACATACTGGTCATCATCACCTAGGTATAGGTCAGTTGTTGTAGGATCTCCTGCTACTAAGTGAATGTGACTTGCTTCAAAGTTAGACATGCCATTGCTGGTCACTGTAACATAATAACCTGTGGGCATCGCATTGTATTCAAAGTTATAATACAATGCTGGATCGGTTTCGTTGACAATATCGTTACTGCGTGTACCGTCAACAGTGGTCAGGGTAAATGTAAACTCAGTGATATTACTGTTGGCAGGTATAGTCCAAGTAACTGGTTGTGAAGACTGTCCTTCAGCTCTTGTGATCACTACATGACCAGTTAGTGGTCTACCTAGTGATTGTTCAGTTACACCAACTCCAGCAATTACATAGTTAATCGTGCCAAAATAATAACCGACTTGGGTTTGACTAACTGTTACTGTAATTGGGCTACCATATGTAATGTAGTCACTGGCGGTTACACTCCATGTAGAAGAAGTTGGACGAATAACCAAACTCTGTCCGGCACTGGCTCCAGGTGGTGTTATAACTGTTGTAGTGGCTGTTTCACCTATAGTACCACCTTCTGGTAATGTCAAGTTACCATCTGTGCCAAATGTCCAAGTTGCTGGTGCGCCAGAATCATACGCACTTAATTGTATATTCTTATTGGCATCAAATCTTAATGCACCACCATCATCGTAAATGTTACTGCCACTTGTCAATGTTACAGTACCATCGGCACCAAGCACCACTTCATATTCGCCATTCACTAATCTATTAGGCAGTGGAGGTGGTGGAATAGAATCCAACACATCATGTACACGCTGTTCTGTGGTTTTGCCATTGATAAAGATTTCACCAGCGGCATTTAGTTGTAGGTCATTACCACTGTTGATATCTACAATACCTGTACCAGTGAATACAATATCTTTGACATTCAATGTCTCAGTGGTAATCTGTGGTGCCAGTAAATCTAGCACACGCTGTGGTGTATAATATAAGTTACTGCCTTCAGTTAAATGATATGTATTCTTACCAGCAAATGAGCTATCAAAGTATGTTTGGAAACTTGAATCGTTCAATTTATTATTCAATGCCGCCATCAAGTCATTGTAGAAATTTGAATCATTACCAATGGCATCTGCCAGCTCTTTAAGAGTATCTAGCATCTGCGGTGCGCCATCAATCAAATTGGCAATGGCCGTTGCAATAGATGTATCAACATAAACTTTATCTGTCAAGTTTGCAATTGACTTAACGCTGAAGGCAACTTCGTTGCCAGTAATTTTAGATGTTACGCCATCCTGGACAGTTGCAAGAAAGTCTGCATTCTGAAGTGTGGTTACTAAATCTAATTCTGAGATTCTGATTTCCATTTTATCCTGCCCTTAATAACGAAATGTAAATGTTGTAAGTCAAAGGAACCAGTCCTTTGGCACATGTTATATTTAAGACATTTCCGGCTATTACTAATTCTACATCTGCTTCAGCAGTTTCTTGAAATATATCTTCTACTTTGTAAACTGTTCCACCAGGCGAAACTGTACCTCTAATTTGTTTAGTGGCAATATTTCCGTCTGAATCAGTTGCAAGCATTCTCAGATCAAAAAATTCAACACCTGTCAGCTCAATGGCATCTTCAAATCTATCACCGGCCACAATTGGATTTACGCCATTGCTTTCGGCAAATAGCACATAGCTTCTTAAATTTGTGCCAAAACCAACACCAAGATTAAATTCACTTGATGTGGTTCCATGTGCGTTATTAAATTGCTTAGACATAGGTCACCTCAACCTTAAATGTTCCTGTGGCAGTATTGCTTGGAATAGCTACCACTACATCAGACCTTGCTGATGTGACCAATTCTGATTCAACTGTGTATGTTCCAACACCAGTGGCACCATTATGGATATATTGCCAAACACTTGCGCCATCGACAGTGATGTCAAACGCTGGTGCATCAACCAATGCTGTTGTAACTGCTACGCTGACATTCAGTATTCTTCTACCTTCTGTAATTGTACCAATTGTTGCAGTTGAGCTAGGCAAAGTGATTTCCTGGCTGATGGTTCTTGCATCAGTTTCTTTACTGCGCTGGTTTGTCACTTCTTGCCAGGCATTGCCATCCCATAGATACAATGCCCATTCGCCATGGCCTGAATCTAATACCCAGGCTTGATCACCAGGTAAAGTGCTCAATGCATCTCTGGCCGCAATTGTAGGAACAGTTGTTGTTGAGTTGGCTCGTAAGCCCTGTTCAACATTTAAACCAATTGCATAGCGACCTGTTTGTCCACTCATTACACCAGCGGTGCTAAAAAATTGTCCTTGATTATCCACCAGAGTCATTGGACCACCATCATCTCGGTACAAGCGCAATGCACTGGTTGTTGTATTTGGTGGTGTAGTTTCTGGCAATGCACTCACACTATTTGCACCGGCAAAGGGATTGCTGTTTGCATCATTTGTAATATTAACGATTGTAATTGCACCACCTGCTGTTTCTGTTATAACAATATTTCCGTTTGCATCAATGGCAGTTGAAATATCTGGAATCCTGGCTGAATTGATGTCTTGTATCATATCAACACCAATTGCAATTCCTGGACCGTATTGCACAGATCCAGACGCTGTTGTTGTAAAATTCACAGTGATGCCATTGATACTGGCACTAAAAGGAACATAACCAGCAATCAATCCATACGGAGTTGGATTTGTGACTGTGTCACTTACAATTTGGTTTGCCGCACCTACTTTAATTGCTGTGATATTTGTATCCACTGTGGCCACATTGATCAGCGCAATTGCTTCATCTAGGTTGTATGTTCCGCTACCACTGCCTTGTAATGTCAATGGTACACGATTAATTAATACTGTATCTCCATCTGTTCCAGTCGGATCAATACCTGTACCTGTTGTTATGGTTTGAATGGCATTGGATAGTTTGATAAAAATAGGTCTGTTACTTGCTGGGTCATTGGTAAGAGCGCCTGAACCATCAGCGGCAGGATATACAAAGTCACCAATGCCTCCCGGAAGCCCTGGAGCAAAGTCAATAATACCATTGCTTGGCCTTAAAATAAATTGATGTGGGCCAGGGCCTGGATATATCACTGTGCCAATATACTTTTTAGCATTGTCTGCGTTGGTAATCTCAAATGTTCCATTGACAATACTGATTGGCTGTCCTATTTTCAACCCATGATTTTCTTTTTCTAGTGTGTAGTTGGTCAAAGGATTCATATATTGGAATCTACTTTGCACATCACTAAAAAAGTTAACACTGGCCTGACCCGGTAATGGATCCAGCATTGGCAAGCCAAGTTCATTGATTTGGAAGAAAATAACAGCGCCAGGGCATCCAAATAAGCCAAAGCCTGTTGGATCACGGAATGTATTATAACGCAATCTATCTTCTACAATTGCAGTTATAGTAGAATCTGTTTTTGCCAAGATACTGATGATTTCAACTACCTTGCCATCTTGTGTGCCAGCAACAAAGTCACCAACTTCAATGTCTTGTGCAGTGAATGTAAAAGGAGTTCTAGTTAAGTTACTGCCTTGACTGGTTGAACTGACTGTAAAGTCAACTTGCCACCTATAAGCTTGCGGATTAGAACCACCTGACCAATAAGGATCAGTTGGATCATTGGCATGAGGCCAAAGCGAGACTGGAATAAATGCATCAGCTGTGGCTGGCATAACCTTGGGAGGTTTATTAATTCCAATGAAGCTGGTTTTCCATGCATTAATTGACATTGCTACTCCTATTAAGCATTTGCCAACACAAATTGCACAACGCAATGTGTTATTTGGCCTAGACTCGCACTGGCTCCTGATAATGCCTTGGTCAAGCTAATTGTCATTTGGTGTGTGCTTGAACTGAATGATGAGAATGCTGTTGGACTACCAGCAGTTCCACCACCAGCTACTGTTCTCACAGTATAATCACTTGAAATAGCACGAGTAACATAAATGTTAGCGGCCTGTTGGTAACCGTAAACTTGTACGCCTAGTGGTAAACATACACTTCCTGTGAATGTAAATGTAACTGTGGCTGTTGCCGCGGCCGCTGTTGCTAATGCGGCACTAATGCCACCATTTAATACGCTGACGCTTGATAGGTTACCAGAAGCATCATAGTTGACTTGAACGGCGGCCCGGAATATACCCGAGCTTGCGCCGCCACCACCACCACCACCACTGCTGACAGTACTTGGTGCCCATTGTCCACCATCCCAAACAAGTGCTTGACCTGTTGTAGGAGTTGTATCTGCAACATCTGCATGTTGAGCTAGATTACTTTGTCCTAATCGAGTATCAAATCTTGTGTTGGTGTAGTATAAGTTACTGCCTTCTGTAACATTGCTAGTTGTAGCATTGATACTGAATGTACCACTGGCACTATTGTAACTTAGACCAGTTCCAGCGGCCAATGCGTTACGAGCAAGACTATCGCTGAAATATTTGTTAGTTACACCTTGGTTTAGGTTGTCGGTTGTTTTTGTTGCTAATCTTGTATCCCATCGACTGGTAGTATAATATAAATTGGCAGAACCTTCGCTGATATCATCTGTGTTTAAAACAACAATACCAGTTTTGGCATTAACACTAGATATAGCACTTGATCCACCACCACTTGATGTGGCAGGAGTCCATGCACTACCCGTCCAAGTCAGTACCTGTCCATTGGTTGGCGCCGCTGTGACTGTGTCAACATCTGACAATGCATTAATACTTGAAGCACCAATACGCACATCTGCACGAGCATCAGCTCTAGTATTTGTAAAGTATAGGTTACTGCCTTCTGTAATATAACTTGTGTTGGAACGATACTTGATTTGACCAGTCGAGTTGTCATAGCTGATCAAACTGGTAATGTTGCTGTCACTTATAGAACTAATTGCCAATCTAGAACGAGCATCTGTATGATACTGGTTTGTACCTTCCGTGACATCACTGGTTGTAACACCACTGATGGCAGTTGTCATGCTTACATTAGCACTACCATCAAAACTTACTAAACCAGTAACTTTACCTGTTAATGCAATATTTCTTGCAGTTGTTAGTTTGTTTGCCTTGTTAGACAAATCAACTTCTAAATCATATCCGCCTTGTGTAGTGTTACCTAGTCCGTAAACTTGCACACTACCAACTTTGCCATTGACTGTGTAGCTGGTTCCTGTGGCACCAGTTGCGCCTGTGGCACCAATGACACCTTGTATACCTTGTGCGCCTGTGGCACCTGTAGCGCCTGTGCTACCTTGTGGACCAACAACTTTGCCTGCGTTGATTGTTGTTCCATCGGTCAATGTAACTTGCAAATTGCCGCCAGCGTCAACAACTACACCACCATTGGCAATTGCACGGCCTGCAGGGCCTGCGGCACCTTGTGGTCCTTGTGGTCCTACAGTACTGCCAGCATTGACTGTGGTAGCGTCAGTTAATGTAACTTGTAAATTGCCCGACCCGTCAACTACTACGCTGTAAATTCCAAGTCCTGTAGCACCAGTTGCGCCTTGTGGGCCTTGAGCACCAGTTGCGCCTGTAGCGCCAGTTGGTCCAACTACGCTACCAGCATCTACTGTTGTGCTGTCTGTTTTTGTAATTATTAGTTTACCGGTGCCATTTACTGTGGCAGTTGTAATGCCTACACCATTTGCACCAGCAGGTCCAGTTGCACCAGCGGTTCCTGTGGCACCAGTTGCGCCTTGTATTCCCTGGGCACCTACAGCACCTGTGGCTCCTGTAGCACCTGTGGCTCCTACAGCACCTGTGGCTCCTGTATCACCTTTGATACCCTGTATACCTTGTGGTCCAACTACGCTACCAGCATCTACTGTAGAACTATCTGATCTAACAATTAACAGACGACCTGCAACATTGACACTTGCTGATGTTACACTTAAACCAGCAGGTCCTTGAACGCCTGTGGAGCCTGTAATACCTTGTATACCTTGGGCACCTGTTGCACCCTGTGGGCCAACTACACTACCGGCGTCAATGGTTGAATTATCTTGTTTTGTTAAGATTAAATTGCCACTGCCATTTACAGTGGCACTCTTGATGCCTGATACATTACCAGCATCAACTACGCTGTTGTCTGTTAATGTTAATTGTAAACGACCTGCTAATGTTACTGTGGCGGCGCTGATTGACAAGCCTGCAACACCTGCGGCACCAGCTGGTCCTACGGCACCAGTATCACCTTTAGCACCACTGTTGGCCACTGGCACAAATTCTGTACCGTTGAATCCTAAAATTTGTCCTGCGGTAATAGCACTTACACTTACACCAGCAAGTGAGTTCAATGATACCTGACTGGCCACAGCACTAGCAAAGCTAGGGCTAACTGATGCAGAAGCATTAACTGTAAATTTGTCATCAACATATTTCTTAGTTGCGGCTTGTAAATCTACAGCCGGCGCTCCTGACAAGATCAATGCACCTGTCATTGTGCCACCTGATAAGTTTACCTTACCAGCTAGGCTGTTTGTAATTGTTGTGGCAAAACTGGCATCATTGTTTAATGCTGTTGCCAATTCATTCAATGTGTTTAACGCACCAGGGGCACCGTTAACCAAATTGGTTACTTGACCTTGAACATAAGTTTGTGTGGCATAGCCATTGTTGTTTAAGTATGTGCCTACATCGCCTAATGTTACGCCACCACCAGATCCACCACCTACAGAACTGATAACACCATTATTGATTAAGATAGTTGTACCGTCAACTCGAACACCACCAAGTACACTTGTACTTGCTGTTGGCAATGTATAACTGCCACCACCACTGCCCAATAAATGTTGTGTATCTGTCAGTTGACTTACATCAGTAGGTACAGTTGGCTTACCAGATAAATCACTGTAATTGCCACTGAATAGAGTCGGCTTGTTGGTCAAGTCATTGTAATTGCCACTGAAGTTACTACTGCCACCACCACTACCACCACTGACACTAACAACTCCGTTGCCATCAATACTTAAACCAGAGCCTAATTTAATACCACCAAGTGTAGTTGCACTTGCCATGGGCAATGTGTATGAATTGCCGCCACCGGAAACAGTAACATTGGCCACGCCATTGGCCACACTAACACTTGCACCACTTACAAAATTAAGACTTGTAAAATTTCCACGGTTCGCAGTATTTTCATAAATTGTGATGTTGTCAAGTCCGCCAGTGATTGTGGCAACATTGTTTGTTAGATCAACACTCGGCCCAACAAAATTCAATGTTGTTGCGGTTCCTCGAGCAGTCCCATTTTCTTTTACAATAATGTTTGTTCCACTGCCGCCGCCACCGGTCGCGCCGGCTAGACTTAGAATAAGTTTACCAGTTTGGTCATCATAGGTAGCTTGTAGGCCGATGTTGATATCGTTGCCTACTTCAATTTGGTCGGCTACAATGTCTTGGACGTCTTCTTGTGTAAGACCTGAGCCTCCACCTGATCCACCTTGTAGTTGTCCTCCCGAAGATGCGTTAATCGCCATTTTATTTCTCCTGTTATTCCCTTATAGGCTGAGAACTACTCGTTCACAAGTGCCTACTTGCGGGACATTTAGTCCCAGATGACTTCTATGTATTCTAGCTCTTAGATATACGAAATTTCCAACAATGTTGAAGCTTTCAACCCTGGTTTCTGGCCCGTCAACACTATAAAATGTTGTTCCGTTTGGACCTAGTCCAATTGGAAACCAATCACTTTCTTGTGGTTTATCACTCAATGATGCTTCTATAATTAAATTTCCTTTGAAATTTTTAATATAGAATGCAACGGTATGCATACCATCAGCATACCCATAATATCCGTCAGCACGAACTGCTGGCCCAGTTTGATCCAACTGTGCATTGTCAATGAGCATGTTATGTGTACCCATTGTTACTCCTGAATAATTTCAACAATCACATCTTTACCAACCAGCTCTTGTGCCACTTGTTCTAAACCTGCAACAATTTCAGCGCCAGCAATCACTGGTGCATCTGCATTGCTGTCCTTGTGTAGCTTGCTTAATTTGATAACGATGAGTTCTTCTTGTATTTTAGCCATTAAAAAGCCTCCAGCTGTATTTAGCGGAGGCTCATGATTTAGCTTAGTACTTTTCTAGTCTGGTGCCCTAATTCTTTCAAATCTTGTGATATAATCACCCAGTTGTAGGCGTAGCATTGCGGCATCATCCTGGCTTGTAAGGTATAAATGAAGGGGTTGTCCCCATCCATATGTCCTTGGCAATACTTCACTGTAAATTAGTTTCTTCAACAGTCCGGCACAAAACCAATTGCTGTTGTCCAATGATAACACCGCAGATCTAAAGTTATCTACTGCTTTTAATCTAAAGTTGTCATCGTAATTGATACGGGCTCTAATAGGAAATTTACCGTACCAAGGCCTAGCTCTGACAACATCATAGGTATGTGTTTTAAGCAAGTCCAATGCTGATTCGCTTTCTGGAGACCAAGTTGCAATGACTCGGTCTTTCCAGGATTCAACTACGTCATTCATTTGTTGTTCGGTATCTAGAAAAACACTTAAATTACCTTCACGACGAAGACCGGCTTCGGGAAATCTTGCTTTGCACCACTTGCTGATCATGTTAATATCTTTGGCTCGTTCTTGTCTTTCTTCGTCGGTCATTCTGAACGAATGATTCATATAGGTAGTTTTACGAGCTGGCGTAATTGCAATAATTACCTTGTAAGGCCAGCGTTTCCAGAACAATTTTTGTGTGTAATTTTGTTTCATTAACTAATAACTAAACTGTCATCTTTGGCACCAATGTGATGAAGATCCAGTCCTTCCTTGATAATCCGTTTGGCAATTGGCAAACGAATTTCTTCGTTGATCAATCGCTTCATTGGTCTAGCACCCATTGTTTCACTGTAGCCATGCTCAGCAAGATAATCCAATGCACTATCATCATACACAATTGATTGCCCTTGTGTTTCCAACTGCTCACGAATCTGTGTCATAAATTTATCAGCAATCCTACGGATAATATCTCGCTCTAAGCGATTAAATTTAACAACTGCATCTAAACGATTACGGAACTCTGGTGCAAAGAATTTCTTCACTGCTTCTTCACTGGCATCGTTGTTTAGGCCGCCACCAAATCCAATCACTTGTCGCTCGCTGTCAACAGCACCCAAGTTTGATGTCATAATAACAAAGGCATTACGAGCACTGGCTTGTTTGTTATCAGATCCTGTAACAATACCATTGTCCATCAAGCCCAACAAGACTTGGATAACATCTGGGTGTGCTTTTTCAATTTCGTCAAATAGCAATACGCAGTTGGGCACACGCTCAAGTTCGTTGATCAATTTACCTGAACCTGCTTTGCCTTCACCATAACCTACATAACCCGGAGGGCTACCAATCAAGCTGGCAATCTTGTGTGGCTCACGATATTCACTCATATCAAATCGCACAAGTTCCATTCCTAGGCCAATTGCCAGCTGTTGTGCAAGTTCAGTTTTACCTGTGCCAGTTGGTCCAACAAACAAGAAGTTGGCCATTGGCCTGTTTACTTCTTTCAATCCTGACTTGGCAATATAAACCATGTTCATCAGGCGTTCAATTGCATTGTCCTGACCGAATACATTTGTACGCATACGGCTTTCTAAATCAGCAACTGCAACATTCTTCTGTTCACCCAGCTGTTCAATTGGCACACGAGTAATATCGCTAATTTCCTGTCGAATGTTGTCTTTGGTAGTTTCAGTACCTTCTGGCGTATTTGTAACACGCAGTCGTGCCATGGCGGCATCAATGATATCAATTGCTTTGTCAGGCAGTTTCTTGTCCAGCATGTATTTCATTGACAAATCAATTGCCAAATCAATTGCACCTTCATTGATATCAAGTTTATGGTATTTGGCATACAATGGCGCAACTCGACGCAACATCAGTTTGGTTTCTTCCACTGAAGGTTCGTTAATGTCAACTTTGGTAAAGCGGCGCAGTAGGGCACGATCTTTCTCAAAGTTCTCACGGAACTCTTCATATGTCGTACTACCAATACAACGCAGTTTGCCTTTTTCTAAACTGGGCTTGAGCATGTTTGCCACATCCATGCTACCTTGGCCACCTGCACCTGCACCCATGATCATGTGTATTTCATCAATGAACAAAATGGCATCGTCTCGTTCTTCCAGGGCTTCTAGCACATGTTGCATGCGTTCTTCAAAGTCACCTCGGTAGCGTGTACCTGCCAACAACTTGCCAAGGTCTAAACTGTAAATTGTTTTTTTCTTTAATACTTCTGGCACTTCGTTGCGAATTATGGCCACTGCAAGACCTTCTACAATGGCAGTTTTACCTACACCAGGCTCACCTACCATGATAGCATTGTTTTTCTTTTTACGAGTAAGTGTCTGTGCCAAACGGAACACTTCTTTCTCTCGACCAATTAAGGGATCAATCAGTTGCTTCTCGGCACTCTTGTTCAAGTTGGTGGTGTACTTGGTTAGAATCTTTTCACCGTCACGCTTCTTTGCAACTTTACTTTCTTTGCTTCTGCCATCTTTAAGGCGCCCAACATATCCAATTAGGGCTTCTTTGTTGATGCCATTCTTGGCTAGGAAGAAGTTGGCATGGCTGTTCTTTTCACTGGTAATACTGATCAACAGATCAATTGGCTCCATATGGCCTCGGCCTGTGAAGATGGCCTGTGTGTATGCACGATTAAAACAACGCTCTAAGGTTGCAGTTTTGCGTGGCTTGGTAATTCCATCCACACGAATATCTTCTTGGTCTCTTAGCCAAAGATCAATTTCTTCTTTCAATGCAGGAACATCCATTTGCAATTCGCTAAGGATATCTCGAACTTCGTCTTCATCCAGCATCACACGAAGAATATGTTCTAATGTAACATACTCATGCTCACGACTCAGTGCTTCTTGAAATGCACGAGCAATGACTTCGTTAATGCGACTGTTGTTCTCTTCTTGACTCATAATACCCTTTTTTGTTTACGCAATTCTTTTCGCTGTCTTTCTTTGGCAAGCCGCAAGCTGAGTGGCTTGGCCTTGCTTACAAATGTCACACCATTTAAATGGTCTAACTCATGTATATAACATCTTGCCAGCAGTCCATCGAACCGTTGTTCCACTGTTTCCCCATTGAGTGTACGGTATCTAGCATGCACCCACGCTGGTCTCTTTATATTTAACCACAATCCGGGGAAAGATAAACACCCTTCTGGACTCATAACATCTGGACCATGCTCGACAATTTCAGGATTGATACAAACATAATTTGGGCCCTGCTGTGAGCCCATTACAAACATTCGTACAGCCATGCCAACTTGTGGAGCCGCTAGTCCGATACCGCCACTGCTCCACATCAGTAAGAACATGTCTTTGCTGAGTGATTCTAAATTTAATTCGTCACTGACTTTTGGCATTAAAACTGCCAAAATTGGATGGTCATCATTTACTAATTCTATCATATGATTATTTTACTATGTTTTATTAATAAAGTCAACGATGGGTCGTTGTTTATCATCTTCGTTTAACTTAGGTAGCTCAACCTTTATTTCAATAAAAGCATTGCCTCTTGCATCTGTGCCTCTGGCTCTAAATCCCTTGCCTCGTAAGCGCAATTGCGATCCAGGTTGTGTACCAGCAGGAACTGTAACTTCAATGGCAGTTCCGTCAATTTCCGTCAAGTTGATAGTAGTGCCAAACATTGCTTGCCAGACTGAAATTTTGATAGTTCCAATCAAATCAACCCTATCCAATCTCCAAAATGCATGATCATTGATGTTTAGTTTAACATACAAGTCACCGGCAGGCAACCTATCAGATATTCGACCGCCTTCACCAGTGAAACGAATCTTGACATCTTTTGTACAGCCTGGCGGAAATGTCACTTGTAATTCTCTAAACTCTCCACTTGGCGCTTGAAAGTTGATGACCTTGGTAAATCCATGAAAGGCCTCTTCCAGTGTGCATGGCATGCCAACTGTTATATCTGGATTTTTTACAGCGCCTGGTTCAAAATTAAAGTTGAAGCCTCCAGGACCTCTCCTCATGTTGCTGAACATGTTGCCAAAGTCACGAAAACCTGTGCTGTCTGGATCAAAGTGTTGATCATTGAATCCAAAGGGTGTTGATCCACCGCTGTTGATCAAAGTTTCGTAGGCTTCTTTTATTTTTTTAAATTCAGCTTCGTCACCACCGCGATCAGGATGGTGCTTCATTGCCAGTTTGCGATAGGACTTTTTAATATCGTCATCGCTGGCACCGGGTTTAAGGCCTAAAATTTGATAGGGATTCATCACTTACAGTTTAACACCTTTTTGGGTCGCTGTCAAGTGTTTATTTAATGCTGTCGAAGATCTTCTTTTGAGTATTGTGCCACTCAATCCAATTTTCGACTTTGAGTTGGCATTGATAGAATAGACTGTAGTTGTCTGCAACAACTGCCAGTGCTGAACTCAGTTTGGTTGTACCTGGTTCAATTAATTTTAAATCTGGACATGCTTCCATTAGTTCTGCTGGAGCATTTGGAAACTTTGCAACCACTGGTGTAGTAGTTGAACAACCGGAGATTACTATTAAAAATAACAAAATGAGAAGCATGGCTAATATTGACGGCAATCTCATTTCTTAACCCCTGTGGCTTTGATTGGATTGGTGGCCGCGTCATTGAACAATTGCACAGCATCCGGTGATAATTTGCACTCTGCATCGATTATTTTTTCCTTCACTACAATACGCTCTTTGACGGTGACTGCATACTCAGTGATTACCTTCTGCTTCTTCTTGCGTTCAGCCACCAACAGCACATTGGCATCCACCGACTTCTTTTCAGCTTCTGCTACTTTGGCTTCTGTTTCTTCAACCCGTTTACGCCAAGTCATTTCAGTGTCATATGCGCCATAGAAATATACGCCGGCTACCATGAGCACAACTGATAGTACACTTATGGCACCCTTGTAAGGTGCCAGTTGATAAATGAGGGGAGGTGGAATAAACCTAAAGAAAAAGGTGAGAGCATAAAGGCCAGCACCAGCAAACAATATCACCAATATTGAAAAATGTAAAAACGAATCAGGTATAAAACTTAGTATCCACATATAATTGTTTATCCCTTGTGCCTGTATACGATCCTTCCTTTTGTTGTGTCGTACACACTTACTTCTACATCAACTTTATCACCAATAATTATGGTGATTCTATTCACACGCAGTCGACCTGCCAAGTGACCCATTAACATTTGCCCAGAATCAAGGGTTATTCTAAACATTGCATTTGGTAGAGTCTCGGTAACAACACCGGCTACTGTAAAACTATCTTCTCGGGCCACTGATTAATAATTTGTTAAATTTTTCATTCGCAAATAATATGCACGGCTCTCTGGCGGTAGTGCATACATCTTTGGATCTTGTACGATTTCTTGGTTTAAATTTCCAATATCAAGATCTTTTCTAAGTCCGTCCATACCCACAAACTTCCATTCTAGCTTACCTGTTGCATGCTCGACATCTTTGATAATTTCAATAATCTTTTCGTTTATGCCTGGCATTCTTTTTATTTCAATATAAACATGAAACTTGCCATCTTTATCACTTGCATCACTGACTTCTACATCTTCAATCTTTTGCGAACTCCACTCCAAGTATGCACCTAAATCTCCAGCGGCGTCTTTGGTATTGGCCTTGAGTGCAACTACAACAGTATCTGCATCATCACCAATTTTGGGCTTGTAACGATCAATCTCAATGAGACTGTCGATTGTGTCTCTTAGGTCGCCTGAGCGAAGACTTTCTTTAAGCTTGTACTTTTTGATCATCTTGGCCTTCTACCTCTGAACTATCTGCATCATCTTGCTGTAGACCCTGCTCACCATCTAACTCTTCATCATATGCGGCTTCTACACTCTCATAGTCCACATCATCCATGTCTTTGATGTCTTCGCTTACATCAAGCAATTGCTTTGGAATACGCAAGGTGACCAACCAGACTGTTTTTTCCACTGGTCTAGGAATTCGTTGTCCATCTTCTGTTGTGATAACATCTTCAGGATTTTTAACTTTGACAAAAGTTTTAAATTTGCTCTTGCCAAAAGATACTTTGCAACCATTTTTAATCAGGCGCATGGCGGCATCGGGGTTTGGCATCATCTTTGCAGGGTACATCAGTGTTAGTTCCACCCAATGGCGTTCTACAAAAGGCCCGTCAACAATTTCACCGTTGATCCAATTTTCATAGGCATATACATCCATGCGATCCAATACACGATCTACTTCGACTAGTGTATCGATGACATTGGGGCTGTTGTGGATATTACCCAGGTTTTTATAAATTGCGTCTTGTGTTTGCATAGATAGATATTTAGTCTATTATTGCCATTACCCTACCCAACTTGCCGATCATCATTAAATAACTTTGGTTCAGCGATGAATCAGCCTGACTAACCCGGGCTGAAAACTAAATTTTCACAAAAATCAATGAAATCAGCCCGACAATACAACATATATTGTAAAGGAGCAAGATGAGAAAACAGCAAAAACGAGTCCACCAGGACCGTAAAGCGGCGTTTGATGGTAACGCTGTCATCGATTTAAATCATTATAGAGATACAGATCCGAGAGATTTGAAACCTTCCAAGTATAAACGAGTTGAAATAGTACCTCGAAATTTACGACAAGAAGATTATCTAGCACACTTAGAAAACCCCGGTAAAGATATGGTATTTGCATTAGGGCCTGCGGGCACTGGCAAAACACTTATTGCTACATTGTGGGCAGTTAAGCAGTTGAAGGCAGGTGCAGTAGAGCGCATAGTTATTACCAGACCAGCGGTTAGTGTTGATGAACAACACGGCTTCTTACCAGGTGATTTGATGAGCAAAATGGCACCATGGACCCGTCCTGTGTTTGATGTGTTTCGAGAGTATTGGAATACAAAACAAATAGAAGGTATGATAAACGAAGGCACAATAGAAGTTGCTCCTCTAGCCTACATGCGTGGTCGTACATTTAAAGATAGCGTTATCATTGCAGACGAAATGCAAAACGCTACACAAAGCCAGATGAAAATGCTGTTGACTCGTATCGGAGATAATAGTAAGTTTGTAATAACCGGAGATCTTGAACAACACGATCGTGGTTATGAAAACAATGGTCTAAAAGACTTTATGGAAAAGATACTTGACGGTAACAAATCCAATAGGCTTGCCATCGTTAAATTTGAGATTGGCCATGTTGAAAGACATCCGGCTGTTGCTCAAGTATTAAGAATATACGGAGATTAAGAATAGGGGGAGAAATCCCCCTTACCACCAGATAGCGTAGTCTTTGTACTTTTCTACACTACGGGCCAGTAGCTCTGCGTATTCTTTTGGACGAACTCGGCAAATAACAAATCCAGTTACCCTACTATCAATGGATCCTTCTGGAACTGCTTCAACACCGTGTGCGGCATGGGTAGTTGTTAAGTGGAATGGAAAGCAAGGTTGTGGATATTTTGCATAGATTTTTTCATCTTCTACAAAGTCTGACCATGGCAACTGCTTGACAGATCCGTCCTTGTTCCTGGTCAAGTTAAGCAGGCGTTTTGCTGATGGATTCTTTGCTTTCTGAAAGAAGATTTTAGCATTGCTACGATTGACTGCGTAGAATCGCAAACCAAACCATACATCTGGATCGGTGTGTATGCCAACATCTGTTCCTGCTTTTTGATTCAGCAAGCTCATTGTGTAAAATTCACTAACAGGTAAACTTTCAAAGTAGGCGGCCAATTCTGGCAACCATTCTTTGAACTCTGGGTAGTATTCCCATCCATCATTGGCAAAGTCACTACGCATCAAATGCAACAGGCGCCATGGGTAGGTGTCTTTTTCTTTACTCCAACTTGCTGTATATCTTAGCCAAGGGTGATCTAAAGGAATAGGACCGGTTGCTCCAGACACAGATCCAGCCAGTGTGCCCCGATCTCTTTCGTCACGCATGGCAATATACGCAAACAGGCGTGCCTCATCAATTTCTGGAGGTGGTGGCAAGTCTAGCGGACAAAAGATCAAGCCCTTGTAGGGTTCAAGTTCTGCTGGAAACTCTTGCAGTAGCGATGGGTCTCTAAACTGTTGTGCCATTTATAATTTTGTATACCTCGTTCCAAGTATTTACCCTGACTACTGATCCTATGTAAGACATATTATGATTGTTTGTCATGATTAACGGGCGTAATCCATACTTAAATCCAAGCTCAGCATTGCTGGGTTTGTCTTCAATCCAATGCAAGTTTGAATCCGCATAGTCAACCAACTTTAGACCCTTATCGCCATGTAAAGGTAAAATGTGTAGCTCGTCAACGGCATCTTGTCCAAATACACGGTCTAAATTACTCTTCCGAAGGCCATAAGTCCAAGGATGGTCGCCGGCGGTTGTAATCACAACGATCTTCCAATTCTCATTTTTCAATTGTGTAATATATTCAACACTATCTTTGAATGGAGTCAATGCCTCAAAGTCACTGGAAGCATTGAACTTGGCAATCAATGCAGATCCTGCCGCTGGACTAATGTTGTACTGCTCACTGGTACTGTAAGCATTGACCGCAGTATCTCTCAATTGATAGCCTAGTCTTTTTGCAAATGCTCTAAACTTGGTTTCCCAGTCTAACAGCACACCATCACAGTCTGTCAGCAGTATCTTATCCACGTCTCGACAATCTCTCTAGTTCTACAAATGTTGCGCTCAAGTTGATCTCTGGATCAGCAACTAATCCGTGATTGACCAGGCCTTTGCGAATTAACAACAACGCTTCATCTTGTGTGTCTACATCGTTGCCCCAGAAGTCCAAGTTGCGGTACATGAAGCGATACATGTCCTGATACTCTTCTAAACTAATTTGTTTAATGATCAGTTGACGAGCTTCTTTGATCCTGCCCTGTCGGAACAGATCAACCATTGCAATTTTGTAATCACTCTCTGCATCTTCTTGTTTGGGTGATTCAAGACGACCACTGGTACTACGCATCTGTACAGTATTAATTGCCTTACGCAAATCTGGATAGCAGGTCTTTACATAAGTTTGCAAAGTTTCCGCATCTAGTTCAACACCCTCACCCACTAGAATCTCTGCCAGTCTACGAGTAAATTGCGTTTCATCCAGTGTTCTAAATGTAATTGTTTGCAAGCGACTGTGCAGGGCTGGAATAATCTTGTTGGGATAGTTGCAGGTTAGAATAAATCTAACGCCTTCATGATACTGTTCTAGCATGCCACGCAAGATGCCCTGTGCTGGTGGCGTAATGTAATCAGCTTCATCCAACAACACAACCTTGAATGGACCATTGGCCATTGTGCTACAGAAATTGGCAATCTTGTTTCTTAAGAAGTCAACACCATTGTCTCTACTTGCGTTAATGTGCATGAACTCACTGGGATCTACACCTAGCTCATTGACTAAAACTTTTGCCAGTGTGGTCTTGCCTGCGCCAGCATTGCCTGCCAACAACAAATGCGGGATATACTGATCTTTGACCCAGGTCTCTACCATGTGCTTGGTATCTCGATCGATCCATACATAGTCTTTGATTGATACTGGTCGGTATTTCTCTACCCATAATTCTTTCATTTGGTTTCCTTTGGTACCTTGGTCACTGTAGTCTTTAACGGTTCTTCAATCGACGGCTCGATGAAAGTTGGACTTGACCCAGTCATTGATGGAAACAAGTATTGTGTGAAAGTAACTGGTTTCCAGTACTTTGCAAATAAATTGTTAACTACCAAGATGGTCATTACAATTAAAATTAAGCCAATTCCTGTTAGAATTGTACACGCTAAAAATACGCCTGCTGATTCTACTGTCATATTAGTCTCTTTCTTTGTTGATTACCAATTGCTCACATCTGTAATATCAATTACTGTGTCCTCTGGATCAAAGGTTTGAAATTTTACTAACAGGCCCAATCCAATTCCAGATTGTTCATGCATCCAACTAAGTTTAAAATCTTGAACCGCTGGATGCAACTGCAATAATTCGTTTAACTTTTCAATTTGTTCTCTAGTCAAAACAATTGAGTCTCTCATGCTCATAATGTCTCCTTATTGTTGTTTTCTTTTGCGGCCTCTAGCATGCGGATAAGCGAGTCTACGCCAGAATCTGACATGGTCAATGTGGTATATCCAACACGCAGGGTGACAGAACCATCAAGTGTTTTACCAACTTGGTATACCGGGCCTTCGTCAGACTTGGGCGGTTCAACTGGCTTGATCTCTGGCATGATATATTCTGGCTTTTTAAAAAAATCAAACATTGAATTAGTATCCCTGTAACTTGTTTAGTATAACAGTTTCTTTGTGTTCTTGCAACCAGACATCCTCACCATAGAACTCCGAACACTTGTTTAACTGTCGCTGTGCTTCCCAAAGTATCTCGTATAGTTTTTGTTTTTGTCCCCATTGGTAATAACCATCCATATGTGGATCTGTACACCTGCATCCGAGTTTCTGGATATCCCAGATTATGTCATTAAGGCTTACTTCTGAAGACATTTTTAAATGAATTGAAAAGATTAAGAAACCTGGCCTTGTAAGGATCGTTTATAATTTGATCTGCTAGACTAGGGTGATGGGGACAGCGTCCTTGCCGCCAATTGCATTGCGGCGAATATATGTCACCGCATGTTGTACAACGAGTAGTTTTAGTATCCATGTTAACAGTATAACACAGATACTAAACTGATGTCAACTTTAATTTGCGCCGAAATCTTCTGCGCGGTGCATGGTTGGAGCAGTATCGATTCCAACTCCAACAAATTCATCTTGTGGATCTTCATCGGACACTAGCAAAACTTCTTTGTTGTCCAAGTGGACCAATTTCATTGTTTCACCGTTGTGCTCACATTCGAACTGTCGGCTCCATCTGCCATGTGACACCAATACATACTGTCCGGGTGAGACCCAATCAATACCTTCACCCACTAAACGAACTCTAGCCCAGCGAGGACGGATGCCTCGGTCCTTGCCATTTTCACCTTGAATAATAATGCCACTAGCAGTTACTCGTTGTTCCAATCCCAGCAACTCGGCCAAGATGCGTTCTTTCAATGGTCTAATAGTTTTCATTATAGGCTTGTTGGAGTTGGTTGTGCTTTTGGAGTTACCTGTATACTTCCGTCACTGTATTCAGTTTCAACTGATTCAAATCCGTCAATTGATGTAATATTTCTAGTGCCAACTACTGTTGGTGTATAGTCGGCTGTCACTGGTGAATTCCTAACCGGATTGATGGTATCGTCAGCTTTTAGGCTGACCTGCTTTTCTTGGTTATTTTGTAGGTTTGATACTGCTCTTGAAATACTCTGGCTTGGTATTTTTATATTGCCTCTGGAGTCGACAACATCGCCACGCCCATTTAAATTACCGTTGCCAACTGCTGGAGTATCACCGTGCTTGTCTGCAAAAGCACTCATGTTAAACTCTCGACCCTTGTGGGTCTTGTATCTTGGCGTGTGTTGACTCATCTAATAAACTCCTTAATATCTAAATTGTACTTAATTGGATTGATCTGGTGCAGTTCGACCAAGTACAACAAGAACGAACTGACGGAACTGCCTCTGCCTACTCCCCAAATAATGTTATTCTCTTTCATTACTTGAACCAGATAAATCATAAAACGAAGCATAGGTTCTAAACCACGACTTCTAAATAATTCTAATTCTTCCATTACCCTATGCGCTTCTTCAATTGTACTAATCTTTTCAGCAAAGTATATATCTAAATCCAAATTGGTGATATTACCAGGAAGGTTCCAATTTTTTAATGCTTCTTCTACTGTCATTGGCAATGGTTGAGAATAAAATGATGGTGCTTGTCCAAGATCGTTACATCCGTTTATGTAGCGATCGAGTATGCTGGAATTTACAGTCAACTGTCCAGCCTTGTCTTGGTACAGTAATTCTACCAAATCTTGTTCGTTGATGGTTGTAGTGGGCATGTCAAGCAATGCTGTCTTTGAATTGATCATTGTCTTTGTTTTCACTGGCCGCGTAGCTTTGTTTGTAACCCATTTCCCAGATTGCCTGTTTGATTGCTTCCATGTGACCCAGTAGTTGCGATAGGACTTCTTGACTTGCTCCGCCCTGGTAGGCAGAGTTGTATTTTTTACTAATCAAAGTTTGTTGAACCATAAGCTCTTCAAATTTCATAGAATAGTATTTGGAATACATGCTATTAACCTGGATTGAAACTGCTACCACAACCACAAGTGGACTGGGCCGCTGGATTATCAATTACAAAACTTGAACCAGCAAGATCTTCTTTGTAGTTGATGGTGGCACCAGACAGATAAGAAATACTCATTGAGTCAATTAGTACCTTGACTCCGTTCTTTTCAAATTGGAAATCGTCCTCATTCTGTTCTTCGTCGAATGTAAATCCATACTGCATTCCACTGCAACCACCACCTTGTACAAATACTCGCAATGCCACATTTTCACTGACATCTGCTGTTTCTAGCATGATGTCCTTGATCTTTGCATAAGCATCATCTGTAATATTAACTTGTTCCATATTATGACCTCACAATGAGTTCGATTAGCTCTTCCTTCTTCTTCCTAGAATTGATGGAAATATTATGCTTTTGAGCATAAGCTACCACTTGTCTTTTAGTTAGCTGATCTAGCTCTTCCCTGTGATGCCGTGCAGACACAATCAATGGCTCGCTGATCAACGATGCGTTTTCATCCACTTGCTTGCCTAAAAATGATTTAATTGTACTCATTGCTGACATTTTCTCCAACATGTATTTTTGCAAATAGAGCATCTTCCTTGTCCTCAAATAGTAAAAAGGCCCGTTCTCGACCAATCATTCCAAATCCCCAACCACACCAATAATTTGATAACTCTACCATTTTATTCAATACATCATGTGGAATGCCTTGTACTGCTTCCAACTGTCCGTCTTCTCTTAGCACTGGGATTGCCCAAAACTGTTCAGGTTTTTTGTCCTGACTATGACTGTAAACTTGATGAAGATCAGCATGTGTTAGTAGACGCATTACAAATGTGATCGTGATGCCAGTACTCTTCTGTCTTTTAACATTATGCAAACAAGTCCTCATTCCATTCACGGTGTCCTTCACGGAACGCCATGTTAGCCTGTGTTTCTCTAACCTCTACACGATAGCACCAAAGTCTGGCCGCTTCACCGGGGCCCCACATCTCTGGAATGTACACAGCATTCACATACTTGTACAGCATGTCACTGAGCCCTTCGCATCCTAACTTGGGTAGCACTACAATCTTGGCCATGTTCTTTTCTTGTAGCAGTTTGAATGTGGCCATTTCTGGATCATCTTGTGCCACAATAAGTGTATGGTCGAATTGGTCTTCTAATGTCTTTTTAAGTTCTTTGAGACCACCATAGTCTGCGGCCCAGTTACGCACATCCAGTTCGTTAGTTCCAAAATAGAACTTCATTGAGAATGAGTAGCCATGAATCAAATTACAATGGCTGTCACTCCTCCACTGTCTGTACGCACATGGAAATGCGTCATGATACTCTTTGGTGCTGGTGTACTTGTACAGTACGGGTTGTAATAAATTTGCCATTGTTATCTCCTTTAGATTTAGCAATGACATGCAGAATATTTAAAGAGGGATGAATGCCGAAAAGTCCTCTAACTATACTTATCAAAGCGTTATCGTGTCTTCAACTCTTTAATACCTAGTTTGGAAAAGGATCGTTGTACTCCAATGAGTTGACTCCAACAATCCCATAGCGCATGGTGTGCCGCACCCTGTGGTCTCTCAAGTCCGGGTACCAATGCGTATAGTGTACGAGCGTCACGAGCCTGCCAGTAACTCCAGGCCACTCCTCGCTTGAGTTCACGACTAAAGTGTTCAAGTATGTTCAAGTCAAAGCCTGTTCCGTTGGCCCAGATGGCGTCAACACCACCACACCATTTGTGGAAGTCTCGTAGCACATCACGAATATCATGCCTGTCATCTTCTGCAAATGCTTCAGCACGAACTTCTTCGTTTTGTTGACCCCACCATGCTAAGGTAGCGTCATCCACAATGTGGTCAAGACCTTCAAAGCTTTCTAAGCTGACACGACGATAGAATGTGTCCATTTTTTCCATTGGGTTGTCAATGTCGTCGGCCCAAGGATTAAATCGTATTGCGCCAATGGTAAGCATTAGGCTGTTTGGCTTGGTGCCAAGTGTCTCAAGGTCAACCATGATGTGGTTACCTGGGGTATTGTAGTTAAATGCTGTTGCCATCGGTAACTTCCTTTTTCTTTAAAACCCAAGAACCGTCTTTGTTGTCGTGCCACTCAAGTGTGTCACCTTCTTTCCAACCAGCCTGTGCCAACAGATCCTCAGGGAACTGCAGAATGCATTCGCCTGTGGCAGGATCTTCTTGAACTGTTAATGTCCAGGTTGTCATTACACTAGGCTTAATAGTTGTGCTGAAAGAGATTTGATATCTTTGTCAGATAAAAAGAAGTTGTAAGTGCTGGTGTCTGCCACTGTACCATCTGCCCGCAATGATTCATTGATAAACTCAATCGAATTGATATCCTTGGGAGACAACGGCTTCCAGCTTCGAATACGCAAGCGATAACCGGTGTCTTCTTTTGCAACAAATTCTTTGACTTCAAGGTCAGGGTGTAAAGTATTACTCATTTTATTTTGTTTCCGTTAAAATCTTTAGTTGAAAGTTGATCTGGTGCTTTTTGTGCTAGTCGCTCAAAGTCAGATGCATCTGGATAATGGCGCATGATCCAACGAGCCCGTTCCCTAATAGGTCCAGGTACCCTCGGTGTCACCTGCGGTATTAAAAGGTCTTCGATAAGACGCATGCCTTCGACCAGGGCACGGTATCTCTCATCAGGCATTGTCATAATTTTGTTCCATATTCAAATTTTAACATCTCTTAGAAGTAAATGCAACCACTGTTATGTCCAAAGTGATTGACGAATCTTAATAAGACGGATCATCATCGCTTCATCTTCTTTTTCGTAAGCGGCTTCTATTTTCTGCAACAGCTTGTGAGCCTTGTCACTCTGCTTTTTCATTTCGGGTGTCTTGTCAGCACTGAAACTTAGTTTACCACCATTGGCAATACGGCTGGCTTCACAGTATTCGGTCCAACCGCTGGCATCATATGCATCAGGACGAGCAGGATAGGTCACAGTCCACCATGTGTACAGCTCTTTGATTTCTTTTGCGGCCAGGGCTTGACGGGTTGGTACTGCTTCACCTTTTTTATCTTCTTCCAAGAACTCTTCGTTGGTCAGAGTCATTGCCCAATCAAGATGGTCGAGCCCGGCGGCCGGACTGCGCCAGGTTCTCCAACGCCACCATCCTGAGGCCCAGAAGGGTGGGTTGTACTTTGCACGGTCTTCTGCAGATCCCCAAGCGACATGGGACCAAGCGGTTTCAATCTCAACGAAATCAACAAGCTCATTGAAGAGGCAAGGTAAAAAGCGATTACCAACATCCTGCCACTGTCCAGGCTTAATGTCCCTGGCATGAGCAGTAAGAGCATGGCTACGAGTAACATAGCGATTATTAATATAGTACTTAAGATCATGGATTCTATCGGTGGGGTAGTAGACAATTGTTTGCAGGATGTCTAGTCCTTCTTCAGCCAACCAGTAGCGGAAGTTGTGTTTCATTTGAGCTTGAGTGGTCCACTCATCCCATTCTTCGCTGGTACCTGCACCAAGCTTGGCAGTTCCTCGAATCCAATCGGCAAATTTGCTACATGTCCAATAATGACTTCTCATTCTTCAACTCCGGTTAATGGTTTGCTGGGTCTGTCGATACAGTACTCGCAAGCAGGATCGTCACACTTGTCTTCCACCCATTCATTGGTTTTGGCATTGTAATAAGCATCGTATTCTTCAGAGTACACAATATCTTTGTTCATTCTTCTATTTGGTTAACAATTACACCAGCTTGTTTTAGGAAATCAGTTCCTGCTGTATTTCTATAGTTATCACGATAAAACACTTGTTTAATACCGCTTTGGAATACCAATTTGGCACACTCAATACAGGGTGCATGAGTAATAAAAATTACAGCACCTTCTGAACTTTCTGGACTGCGGGCCACCTTGGCAATGGCATTGGCCTCTGCGTGAAGTACTTCAGGTTTGGTTTTCAATCGAGAGTACTGTTTCTTTACTTCATCAAATTTCCAATCTGGTGAATGATATGTATCTCTTTCATCAAATGTAGTTTCAATATCTTCGCAGTTGTTGTCCCAACCACCAGGCATACCATTATAGCCAATGCTGATGATACGGTCCTCTTTCACAATAAGGGCACCAACTTGCAGTCTACGAGCTGTGCTTAACTTGGCATAGGTCTCTGCAACCTGCATGTGGGCCTTAATATACTTTGGTTTCATGATATAAGTATAACATAATGATTAACAAGTGTCAATAGGAAAATTATGATAATTTATATTCACGGTGCCAGTGCCACCGGTGAAAGTTTCACTCACATTAGAGAGCATGTTGGAGGTCCTGACCGAGTTTTGGAATATTCAAGTGCCAACGGATTTTCTAACAACCTGGAAATGATGATGGAAGAACTTGAGACTGTGGACCGGTTATTTTTTGTGGCTCATAGCCTGGGTGGCATCTATGCCTTACATCTGGCCAACCATTATCGAAATCGAGTGCAGGGTGGAGTAACTCTTAGCACTCCATATGGTGGTTGCATACAGGCCGACTATGCCAAATACTTCTTGCCATTCAGCAGACTAATGCGTGATGTTGGTACAATGAGCAAGCCCATGACTGATGCGGCTAAAATACCAGCACCGCGGAACTGGACCAACATTGTTACCACAGTGGGTGACAGTCCTTGGATTCACGAACCAAACGATGGTGTGGTTACAATTGAAAGTATGCGTTCAAAAACAGATATGGAACTGATTGAAATTGACCTAAACCATTACGAAGTTGTTATTAGCAATCGTGTAGTTGACATTATTAAAGAACGAACTAGACAATTATCGCCTTTTCCTTCGCGTATTTAAAAAGACTGGTTCCTCGCTCTCTGACTGAGTCAGCAACCACTTGCGGTGAATCCTCCCACATCTTTCTCATTTCTTCGTATTCATAATCCTCAGCAGTATCATATGCCCATACTTCTGGAAAGCGTTGGTGGTTGGCCTGTGCTCGTATCACCATAAGACTGACACGCTGACCGACACGGTCCTTTGGCTTTTTACCCGACAGCACAGTCAACATATCTTCTCCCCTGAGGTCATCCCAAGGTAATAGTGTGTCAACCCCCAATGTATCAAATAAGACTACCCATTGCTTGGCCATTTAAAAATCTCCTGTGCGTTGATCTTTTAAAATATCAATTGCCCGCTCAAGATTTTCCAGTGTTGGATCAGTCATACGCATCAATGTATTTCCAGTGTGCTCGTTGTAGATTGCAAGGCCAAAACTGCCGTCGGCCTGTGTGATCAACAGCAATTGTTTATCGTTATGCGCTACTACTTTATATACAGTATAACTGGTCATGCTACATTCTCCTCGTCTGGTTTAACTATGATACCTTTGCAATTTGGGAAACGAAGTCCAAATTGCTGATTTAATTCATCCATGTCCTTGCCTTGGCAAATGAATTCTTCATTGACTGCATTGTAAGCAAAGACTTTATTGTTATGTGTTTCAATTTTCATAAAAACAATTTTAGACAACAACTGCTGTACATCTTTATGTACTTCATTTATTTCCTTTGACACTTTCCTACTCCATAGCCACACTACTAATAGCAGGGCAACACCAACTATCAAGTAGACATCTTCCATATTACTCTCCAACCAATGGCAATGGTACTACACTGATAACATTCTCAACACGGAAGCTTCTCCACTCCTGCTTGTCTGTGCAAAATACACTCATAACCGTAGGATTGAATTTTTTAACTTTGGGAAAGTCCACAGGATTATCTGTATTGGTTTCATGCACAGGTGCCGGCGGCAAAATTGTTGCATCCAAGGTACAAGGCATTGTGCGTAAGGTACCGTCAACCTTGGTAAAGGTAATTTCTGAGATACCTTTACCCAAGGCCTCAGTCAGCATATCTCTGCGTTGCTGTAAACTTTCTTTGTCAAATTCAATCATTTCTGTTCCTTTACAATGTTATACAATACATCAAACTCTCGTTTTGCTTCTGCAAGATTTGGATAGTTTTTGCACAATTCAGCAACCTGTTGCTCCTCTGCTCGTTTGAGTTCAAACCAAGCAACCATTTCTTGTAATTTAGATCCAACTGTGATGCTGGCCGAGCTTTGTGGCACAGACTGAGCATTGCCATTAACATCAACAATCTTGTGTTGTCTAGCGTTTGCATCCCAATAAAGTGCTCCACTGGTGTAGGCACCGTTGTTGTAATATGACACCGCAATGATATCTGGATCTGAACTTACAATATTATCAATCATGATTTAAAATAGTCAAAGTGATCTTGTAATGTCCATGCAGTAGGATCAATTGCTTGTCCATCGTGCGTGGTAATTGCATCTGTGAAAATATTGTAGCGTTCAAAGAATATCCACAAGTTTGATGTTGAACTTACCCTGCCGCTCTTGTTAAGCGTCAAGTCTTGTTTCTTAGAAACAAAACAAGTGGGCATATTAATTGCCTGTTCTGCTGTCAGTATGCCTTGCAACAACAGGTCCCGAGTCTTGCTGGCTGGAATCACATGCTCAAAGATTTTGGCCTTTGAACTGGCACTTTCCTTGGTAGCATAATGGCTACCAATGCTACCACGAATTGCATAACCATGGTACCTGCGTAACCAATGATCAATTGCATCTCGGATCAAACGCAGTCGTTGAGCGCCTGAGGTTGTCCGATACAAATCGATCAGTCGGTTCAATTCAATCACAGTAATCTCAATGGACTCTGTGTAACTGTCTGGGCCTCGCCGAACTTTTGTGTACGGCGTGGCCACATAGTTGGCAATGGTTTCTTTTAGCATAATCTAATTATACTACAAAATGGTCAAAGTGTCAAACAGGTTGTTGCGGAAATGCTACAAATTCTCTAGGCCAGTTTCGATAGGTATGAAACTGTGGTGTGTGATAAAGTTCACCATCTCCGGACCCTTTCATTTGTAAACTAAAAATCTTTTGATCCTCTGGTCCTACGCACCATATGTTGTAGTTGTGGCCAATCCTGCTCCGGCTCATGATCCAGTGACAGTTGGCAGTGATCCAGGTCACATACTGATTCACATCAACGATTTCAATATAGTTGGTTCTTTTATTGCGCCATATAAGATAGTCTACAGTATGCCGATCATTCAACGATTGCAACAACAACTTTGGCAGGACCCCTGCGGCGGTAACTTCATTCAACCAGGTCAAAACTTCGTCCCATGCTGGAATATGATGACTACCAAACCGTTGTCTGCGTTGTTCACTGTTGGCATGCAGATCAATTCCCATGGCCCATGTATTGAACTTGGTCAGATCCGATGTACCAAACCATTTCTCTAATTTTTCTATCACTGTCACAGGTGCATTTAAAGTACTACACATGGCCTTGTGCGTTGTGCCGTGTACCTGTGTATTTCCACCACTGGCATTTTTAATACTAAAATAAAAAGTGCGATCACCGTAACCCACTAGATCTACCTTGGTACCGGTACCACCTAGTGTATCAAAATTTTGTATGTTAAATCTTGTGCTTAATAATTGTTTAAGATCTTCGTTACTTTCGTAATCTCGACCTTCGTAGTATTGTTGTCTGGACATGCTCGTATATAAGCGCATGCCAGCCTCCTGTATTACCAACTGGAATTGTAAAACACTCGTAGCCCACAGAACAAGTCTGCACGAGCATGAGCAACAAAGTCTAAATCCTGTTGCTTGTAATGTTCATCTGCTTCGTTGCCAAAGAAGAATCCCGAAGTCGGCGGCAAGTGACCGTTAATAACGGCATCTTCCAAGTCAGCTAGATCTTCTTCAAACAGTTCTAACTCAATGCCATTGAACGAGCTGTATTCTAGATTTCTGTCCTCGGCCAGTTGTTCCATCCAACCATGCAGGTTAGGATGCTTGCGCCAATATGCAAGTTCTTTCTCTTGCTCATTGTCCTTGACCTTAGAGTATGCGTACATATCCAAACCCATGTTATGCTCCAAAAAATAAAATTAAAAATGCCAGGAATAGTGCCATACCGGGATGACCTACCATCACCAACATCAGTACAGCAATCCAGGCCATTATGAATTTACAGTTTCAAACGGACTGTACTGTTCACCACCTAAGCAAGTGGTCAAAATCCAGTTGTTCATAACACGCTGAAGTTCAGCATACTCATAAGTTTTATTGGCTGGACGCAGAGCCTCTGACTGCTTGCGATCATATTCAGTGTTCAATTTGCGATTGGTTTTCATTTGGAGTCCTTGAGTGATTTAATGTGATTGATAACTTGGTTTGCTTCTTTGTATTGACTTTCTTCTAATTGCATGATGTCAAGCATTTCTGCTATCATTCGTTGTGCAATCAGTTCAGTGTCAATTTTGGTAGTGCCTGGCCATGGTTGTGTCCAACGGGCCTGCGCCAGTAGGCGTTTAGAACGGAATCCGCTCATGCCGCCACCTTTAGGCCTTCGCTCAGCAAGCGAAGAGTCTTGTCACGACAGGTGCTGTAGTACCACACACTATCTCGCATGATATAGTAATATTCGGCACCAGCACCATCAAAGTAATCATAGAACGAATCATAGTCGTGGAATACCTTCCAGCTGACATTTTCTTCGCCGCGATCACGACCATAAAAGGTAGTCATGTTGCCGTACAAGCGATCGTATTCTGCAGTGGTCATGCCACTGTCAAGAGGACTGAACGAATGTTTTTCGCCAATTTCTTCGCGCAAGGCACTGATGTCTCCCAGGGCCACTAGGTTGTTGGCCTTGCCGCTGTCATAGTGCTGTTGTAAAATAGCACCATTGTGTTCAAGGTAGCCGTCCCAATGACAGTATACTGCCTTGATCACATTACCGTGCATGACGCCAATTGCTGAACGAGTTGCCATGATTAATCCTTGGTAGAAAGAGAAAGTTTAAAAAATATATTGACCAGTACCAACAGTCCCCAGGACTGTAGCCAACCAATTTCATGTACGCCATCTATGGCACCAACCAGGCAGGCATTCCATAGCCACATAACTGGCAGACTTGCTAGTAGGCCAAACAGCACACCAACAACAACCATACCGCCGACGAATCCTACAGTTTGTGCTTTACCATTGACTGTGAACATTATGCATTCTCCAACATTGAAGCAGGCACATTGTAACGACCTTGTGGTGTGTTTACCAGCACAAATTTGATTTTGATTTTATCAACTGTGCCGGTGTAAGTCATACCATTTCGGTTGCTGGTGAACTTGACTCTGGAACCCAAGGTAATCGAACGCTTGGTCTGTTCTACTAGACGGGCACGAGCAAAGCGGATTGCATCACCAATGCTGGTCAATTGATCATTTGTAAAAGAGCCAGACATGATGGCTGAGTTGATTTCTTGTATAGTCATACCGTTACTCCTGTTGTATCTTCTGCTACATTTTGGTCTTCCAACCAATCGTAAACTATGCCCAAAGGGCAATCCAAAAGTCGAGCAATCTTTGTAGGGTGGCACCCTTCAATGTACAGTTGCTCGATGTCGTATGCCAGTTCTGCCATTTTACTCATTTGTGGTCCTTAGATATAAAAGGTGGTTTTAAAATTACAACGACTGTAAACAACCTCGCGGACTTCTGTGTCCATTGCTTCGCCAAATTTGTCTTCGTTACTCAGTGCTTCGAGAGCCTTGTAAGTCTCAGGCCAAGTCCAGCGTTTGGCATGGGCTCGTTTCACAATGGTTGCCACCCGCTTGTTGCCTGCAACAGTAAACATACCAAAATCTTTGGAAAAATCTGTATCAAACATCGCCAACTCCTTTTTACTTACTATGCCACAATTATAACGCAGAACCAATACCCTGTCAACCGGTCGGGTTATTGGTGTTGTTTATCTGCAACCTTGGTAAACATACGCACCAGTATGATTCATTTGATACACCGGTGTTGAGTACCCTGGACAAACATGACCCAAGTCACGAGTTGGACCGCTGTTATACTGATGATATCCGTAGTACGGAGCCGGAGCAGGTTGTGCATACACCACTCGCGGTTGGGCCAATGAGTAGCCAATCACGCCACCCAGCAGGGCTGAGCCTACTGGATTATGAGCACAGGCTGTGGTGCTAAGACTTACGACTACTGCAAGAGCAAGTGTTAATTTACGCATGATTTTCTCCTTAGAAAATATTTAAGCGGTTTGCCGAGCTTCCATCATCTCAGACAGTATGAACTTGGCAATGTTCATCTGTTTACGAACATACTCAACTGAGCGAGGACCTGTGCCCATCGACATCATTTCTTGGCAATCGCTTAGGATGCCCATAGCAACCATTTCAAGTCCGGAGAACTTGGCAGTGATGCTGTTCATGTACTGTTCACGGATGGCTTGCTCGGACATACCGTAGCAGTTCTTTTCAAATTCTGTCATCTTTAACTCCTTTTCGTTTACTGTACATACAGTATAAGCGATCTTGAGCCTGCTGTCAACCGTTATTTTGAGTCGCTAAGTCGTTGATTTCTAAGGAGATTTTGGGCTATTTTTGTTGTTTTTTAGCAACAGTTCTAAATTAGCCCAAAAATTTGACGAGTTTCTGCGGGTGTAGCAATTGCGCCGCCCAAAAGTTCAATAATTTTGACGGCTTTTTCTACCAGTTCGCAATTGGTTTTTGCCAGCACACCTCGTTCTAAATAGATGTTATCTTCGAGCCCTACACGAGCATGACCACCAGCAATTGTACTGAGTGCAACAAACGGCATTTGCTGGGCACCAATACCAAAGGCATACCATGTTGCATCTCGGGGCAACAGATTACGAGCATAATTTAATGTTTCAGATGTGGCACTCCATCCCCATCTGACACCTGCGGCAATTTGCCAAATTGCTGGCTCAGTAATTAGACCTTCTCGAATTAATTGTTGAGCAATATGAAAGTCACCAGAATCAAATAATTCAATTTCGGGTTTGACACCTGCTTCTCGAATCAAACGGGCCATGGTGCGGGCAGTGGTCAAGGTATTGATTGTGATATTTTCTGCGCCACGATTCATTGTGTTTAAATCTAAACTACAGATATCAGGCCTTAGAGCCAAGATATGTTCTACACGAGCTTCGGCGCTGGCAAATGCTGGACTGCTCCCTACACGATCTGCAGGACCAGTAGCGCCTGCACCGGTGGTTAAATTAATAATCAATTGGTCATTGATATCTTTGATTCGTGCAACCACTTCATCATACAATTTTAGATCCATACTTGGGCGGCCCGACTCTGGGTCGCGCACATGTATATGAACTACGCTGGCACCAGCTTCTGCGGCTTCTAGTGCCGAATCAGCAATCTGTTTTGGAGTAACAGGTAGATAAGGTGTCTGTTCAGGTGTAGTCTGACCACCGGTAATGGCACAGGTGATAACTGTCTTTTTCATTTAATGTCTGCCGTTTACAGTTTTAATGTCTTTGATTTTGAGTACGGCTTTTGTAACTTTGGCAGTCTTTACAGGACGGTCAAATTCTTTGGCCAAGTAGTAGGCAATTACTTTGTTGGCGATTGAATGTACCACTGATGTGCTGTCGTCATCTAAGGCCCATTGGTACGGACTATGTTGCCAAGATTTGGTCTTTTGAAATGTATGGAAAATATCTCGATGCTCTGCTTTGGTTGCATCAAAAATTATAAAAGGCCTAGACCGCAATACAAATGATCGTAACATTAAATGTCTCCTGATAGTGTTAGTTCTACTAGTATACCACAAATTTATCTAAATGTCAATTGGTTAAGACATCCAAAAAAAGTATGCTAACTAAGGATATGAAACAGTATTTAACTCGCGAAGAACTATCCGCCTGGCCTGGCGCTGGCAAGGATGGTTGGATCAAAATGCGATATAATCGAACCTATGATGACCCGACTATTGAAAGCGATATGGATGCATATCTGGTACCCAATGGACCAAGTGAGATACGAGACATTACAACTGTCAGCAATGAAATTGCCCAAGAATTATATGAAACATACGGCAAGATATTTGTTGGAATGAGCGGCGGCATTGACAGTGAATGGGTTGCAAAAAGTTTCCATAGACAGGGAATTCCGTTTACACCAATCATATACGAAGCGGAAGATTTACAGGCTGAAGATACCTGGTGGGCACACAAATGGTGTGCAGATAACAATGTTAAAGAAATTACATATAAAGAATATATTTCACAATACATGCTTGGTATTACACAACTAGGAAGCCGTGACTGTTTGCGTACAGTTGGCGGCCCATATATCAGTGGTAGGCTGGCTAGATATGCAGAAGATCAAGGTGGAGTATTGGTAATGGGAGCCGGATTTCCAGAAGTATTTCCAGATCCCAATATTGAATACATTGCAGGACGATTCTTTGACAATAAGTTTATGAATCCAGATGGTTCTTTAAAGCATGCTGGATGGTTGCTACACGAAGCAGATTTTACAATTAATAGATATTGTGGAAATCATCCTTGGAATTTTTTAAGCTGGCGCCCGGATATTGTTTTATCTTACATGGCATTGAGAACTGATGGCAGTACTGCATTTAATAAAGCCAAGATATTTGATTGCTTGCCCAGGCCAAAAAGTACTGGTGTTCCAGACATCTTCTGGAGAGCAAAATTTCCTCTAATAGAAAAGTGGACAAAAATTAGAAATCGTTGCGGTAAAAGCGAAGTAGACTATCTCGGTACTACGGAACAATTAAAGGCAATTTTGACCACCGGAGACATCAATGCAGTCTGAAAGCATTGTGTTTACATTTAAATTGGGGTTGGTTAACATTTATAATCCTGTGCCTGTTCAACTTACTTTGAACGATGCTGTAATAAATGAGCTAGAATTGACTGGTAACAGTAACAGTATCAATTATAAAATTTCATTGGAAGACAACAAAAAGTATTGCCTGGGCTTTAAAGTTTTATCTATCAATAAACCAAGTAGGATAAATCTCAATAATTTAAATTTAAAATGGGTTGACGATAATCGACAGTTTACTCCAGGCTGGCGGGCCTCTAGCCCAAATGAGATTTGGAATTATACAGATCCAGACGCAACCAAAAAACAAGAACAACTGATTCAACGATCACAAAATATAGACCTAGATTATTTTATGGGGCCAGCACCTGGTTATTTGAAAAAGTTTGGTACCTTTGAATTTGTATCAGGTGAAACCATAAAGTTTTCTAACTTAGAACGGCCATACACAATAACTGTTCCGGGCACATTTAAATTGAATTTTACTACGCCTATTAGTCATTGGTTATATCGTAACTTGATCTAACCAAGTGCGGAAATGCAATTTTTGCGCTTCTAGATGGGCAGGATCAATTTCAATATTGGTCAATTGTTCTGCTTGATTTTTATCCTGTGCCCAGGCAGTTTCCCAAACTTTGGAATTGATTTCCCAATTTTGTGAACCGTAACGAGTATCTTTGTACTTGTATACATTGACCTTGGTCAATGAGTCAGAGACCGGTACGCATACAGTAATAAACCAAGCACCTGGTTGCCATTCTATCATGGTATATGGGAACACAGTGGTCCAAGCCGCAGAATAAGGCAGTGACTTATCTGCATCCAATAGTGTGCTATTAAATTCATTGTCTATTTCAACACGCGGCACCAACTGAATGCTGGCATTGTCTTTGTAATGCCATTTGATATTGTTGACATTGGGAGCACCAATTTCCTGATAGACACCGGGATGTACAATTGGAATATGATCCACGTCTAGAAATAAATCAATTACATTTTTCCAATGGGTATTTACAATGTCTATTCTGTTTTCAACTAACACTAAATTTCGATTGTCAACAAAATTTAGCTCGGTGAGATCTACAGATTCTGAAAATACAAAATTGTTTGTAACAGTCACATCCTTTGCATCTAGCTGTGCAACATTTGCACATTTAGTATTGCCACTGCCCAATGGAGTACCTTGCAAATCATACCGCCATCCGTGAAATGGGCACATCCTATCGCCTCGACCAGACTCACCCCGCAACCTACTGCCCTGATGTCGACATACATTACTGACCAGCGATAATTTGTGCTCGTTGTTAATCAACGCCCAATTTGGCAATTGCGGGTATACTCTCCAATGATTGTATTTGACGTCGGAAACATGGCTTAGGAACATGTAGATATTTATTGAAAAAAATAAGGAACCGAGGTTCCTTATTTTGTATTAGCAGTTTTAGATTAAACTACGGATTCGGCCGCTGTGATACCATTGGCTAAACAATGTGCTACTTTTGCGTCCTGGTCTGCAATTACCAAGGCTTCGGCTTGAAAAGCCGCACATGCTTCTGGAGTTGTAAAAACAAATATTTGAGCAAACACCAATCGGTCTGCTGAAAATTCCAAGTTGGATTGCAATAAAGTTGCATTTGCACCTTGATATTTTTCAATAATAACTTGTCTGGCCGCGAACGGCATATTATAATAAAACGGAGTTGTAGTGTCTGTTCTTGTTTGAAGTCTGGTTAATGTTATCATTTTATTTAATGTCCTTTATGCTGGAATTGGATCGTTTTCATCGGCAATAAGTTCGCCGTGATAATCAAGTGTGATATTATGATTGATACAATATAATAACCTATCTTCTTTCATGTCAATTGCGACTGCATCAGCCGCAAATAAATCAAAATCTGCTTTTGATTTCCAACGATTTACCAAATTTAAAGTCAAACCATCATCACTTAAAGTGGAATAGACAGCCATAAGCTTTCCTGTATCCTGGTAAGCAGTGAAGTTTCTATCTCTAAATTGGTCTGTCAGACAATACCAAGCGGTTGTTGCACTTGGTCTCATAAATGTTACTGTTGTAATTAGCATGTGTTCTCCGATTATTTGACTTAAAAACGCTCTTGACTATTTAGTCAAACAATATAATGTTCTACAGTTATTTAGCTTCAGTTGTGATTGTTGTAGTCCGGATAGTTAAAAAACTGCTCTAAATAATTGCTGATATTTCCATAGATTATTGCGTCAATGTGCTCTTGCTGTTCAGGCGTTAAACTGGTGTCGTTTTCAATGGCCTCGTGCAGAGTCAACAGCCACGAATTTATAGTGTCCATACAAACCTGATCATGTTGTCTTTTTATCTTGCTCATTGTGCAATTTTACGCTATACTAGTACAAATGTCAATCTTGTTACTATAAATATACCATGCTACTCGACAACCAATATCCTGCGCTGTTATTAAACGCAGACTTTCAACCATTTCATATCCATCCATTGAGCACGGTCAATTGGCAAGATGCAATCAAAGCCATTGTGTCGGACCGAGTTACCATAGTTGAAGAATACGAATATGAAATACATAGTGCAAACCGCGCCTGGCGATTGCCCAGTGTGATTGCGCTCAAAGACTATGTCAAGCGAGACCAAACGCCAACATTCAGCAGGTACAATGTTTACCTTCGTGACAATTTCACTTGCCAATATTGCGGTTGTGAATTTGAAACTCGTGCGCTGACCTTTGACCATGTGATTCCAAGGCATCACGGTGGTGTTAGTTCATGGACCAATGTGGTGGCCGCTTGTAGCCCATGCAATCATCGAAAGGGCAGTAAGTTACCAGCTGAAGCTAAAATGTTTCCAATGATCAAACCCAAGCAACCAACCAGTTGGGATTTACATGCTCGAGGAAAAAGAATTCCTCAAAAGTACCTGCACGAAACTTGGAGAGATTATCTTTATTGGGATGCTGAACTGGAAGCCTGATACTCTGTGGCCAGGTCTAGATCGTGCTCGACATTTGCTCTCCACATCAATCTGATTGCACCTGTATCTAATCCTAGTTCACCGCGGCGGTGCACAAACGGCCAGTTGTCATATAAAACAATGTCATTAGGTGTCCAGTGATGTTCGTACACACACTCTGGTATTTCTGCCATGGCTTCCATTAATTCTTCTACAATACCTGTGCCCATGCTAACACCATCACGCATGGTATCCAAGATCCAGGAATCTTTTATTCCGTGATAGTTGCAACGAGGACTCCATCGTTGTGTGACTGGGTGCTGTTTCATTGACGGCCATTCAATTATGTCTCGACCAGGGTGGTGCCAGTTTTGTTGCATGATTGTAATGCTTTCCCAGCGTTTTCGTAGAGTCGGATGCACTTCTGGGTAGGCCAATTCCATATCTAACCAATAGGTAAAACCAGCCTGGGCATTTGGGACTGTTTTCATATAAATGCAACGATGCGGGAAATTTGTCTTGCCATCGACTCTGTTGGCAATATCAGCATGCCAAGGCATTTCGTAGTCTACCAGTCGCTTGCTGATTTTATTACTCATTTGAGTGATATATCTGATAGAACCGGTAGCAGGGTCTCTAATTGGTTCCCACTTCTCTGTGCTCTTTTGATAATCTAGGGCATTCCACGGCTGACCCCATAAGGCCAGGAAATTCCAATATTCCAACTTGGTCCAATTTGGAGCATGAAATACCAACATCTTACGATCGTACAACAGTTTTTTTAGTGCTTGAGGATCTTGTGCAGACAGATCACTCATGTCTGTAAACTCTGTTCCCCATGCATCAAATATATTCTTTATTTCCATGTTCTATTTATGTATCATCGTGACAGCTGGTCAAGCATGTGTTTTTCAGCAAAATCCTTTAAGGATTCGTTGCGAGATTCTATTAGCTTGGGCAAAATACTTTGTATCAATGAAACAACATAGCGTTCGCCCGGTTCTTGCAATTCACTGTACCTGGGATTTGAACTGATGTAACAGTACTCTTTGTTGTTGAGCATCTCTTTTAGGCCACCCATGATCATATTACTGACCTGTGCATCAAGTTCGATGGCCTCAATGCTTTTTGTATTACTCATATATTTCCTTTTAAACCGAGTCCAGACACTCATTTTACTAAAAATTCGTACAAATTATTTTCAAACTCACCAATGGTCAAATCTTGCAATCCTAAATCAATCCAATTGGGGTGAAAAGGTTGCTGTCCCCGTAACAGAGCTCTGCCCATTATGACAACAATTGCCCATTCTTTTCTTTCAAACCTTGGAAGATATGGCAGTAGCGATCTTGTATTTTCACTGTATTCTTTGGTCTGCACTTGCCTTCGCAATGGAATCATCACAGTAAATTCTCCCTGTTTGGTGGGGTAATGATCGTATACTTTGGCATCTGCTGGCACCGTTATTCCGGCTGGAATTCTATCCTGTTCATACCAATGGCGGTAACCTTTTTCTATCCACTCAACCATGTATTGCTTTTCCCAGACTAATCTTTTTGCCGAGTCTCGAACATGTTTGCCATGCCATTCGTCTGTGTTTGCTCCACTGATATGATGCACACTGGTATTATCACCTGCCACAATTCCAAACGGAATATCGCCGTGGCCTGCGATTCGAATTTTATCGTCATGATCAATTACTACAGAATAGGCGGCCCTGTCCTCACAGTCTGGGTTGCCATCAGCCCATTCAAACATTTCAGCATATCCAGTGGCAGTTGTATTATTTCGCATGCTGTTATTTAATGGACTATGCTGTTGTATGTTGGTCACATTGTCAATTTAACTCTGGTCAATCGGGTTTCGGCATTGCCATCTCTGTCTGTTTGATGTGTTTTAACCACGCCAACAATTTCAAATTCTTCTGGAGCATCAGGCCACATGTCAATCATTTTGCTACTGGTCCAAAAATACAGGTTGGTACCGTCTGTGGCACGAACAACAGATCCAGGAAATGCCTTGCCTTCGAACTTGCTCATCACTTGCACTCGAAGACGCAGATGCTGATCTATACTGCCTTGATGTATGCTGGTGCCACCAACTCGTAGCAGTACTTCATTTTTGATTTCCTTGGCCAGTTCACGCCGGTAACGAACTGCCATGCAGGCCAAGTAGGCCATGCCCATGGTGGTATCAACTTCGTCTTGAGTGATGAAGTTCATGATCTTTTGATCAAACTCATTCAGGCGCTCTGATAATGCTTTGAACGCAATACCTTGAAAGTGCTCGCCCATGGACTGGCCAAATTGACGATCTGTTTCGGTCACATTGGGGCATCCAAGTGCCAGTTGAGTTTTGATAAGTTCTCTATTTGGATGCTTTGCTACAACGCCGGTGTCTTGGTCAAATTCAGGAAACTTGATATACTGTCCTTCGTTGACACGATCAGCCATGGCCACAAGAGCCCATGCCTCGGCGAGAGGAAGCTTTTTCTTTTTGATAAAGTTTTTCCGCTCTTCATTGTTCACGGTTCAACTCCGAAATGTTTTTTAATCAAATCACCTTGTGTCTTTCCACCTTCAGCCATTATCCAATCAACCTGTTCAGCACATTCCTGAACAATCAACTCGGCGAACTTTTCTTTCAAAGGATTGGGAACAATGAAGGTAGCGTATTTGTGTTCGGCTGAGAATTCGTTAGAAGCCTGTTCAAATAGTTCATTAATTCGTTCGTTCATTCTTCAACTCCGAAATGTTGTTCGATGGCAATGGCACAATTATCTCTATCTACTTTTAATGCATAGACATTGGGCTGGTTCCGACATATTTGGGCACATTCCCGAACAATCAACTCGGCGAACTTTTTACAAAATTCATCAGGAATGTTCCAAGGACCAGAGGGCATGTCTTCAACAGCCTTATCAGCAAGTTCTAGAATTCGTTCGTTCATTGTTTGTCCTTTGTGGATAATAATATGTACAGTCACTACGGCGTATGTCCCAACTGCTGGCTAGGCCACCCAGATGTTGTAAGGTCCATCTGGCACGGTCATGTGCTTGCGGTACAGCCATGGGCCAGGGTGTGTTGTTGCGACATTGTATGTACTGCTTGAGATAAACATAACTTTGTTCACGAGCCCACATCTTCAACTCCAAAATGTTCTCGATACAATGGTAGCAGGCGTTCAATGGCCGTGATTGACAATTCTTTCGAATTCAACTTCATACATTCCGCCACAATCAACTCGGCGAACTTTTCATAACTGAGTCCAAGTCCCACATGAATCTGTGTGCCGGGTATGGCATAACTAGGCGCATACTTTGCAAGTTCGGGCGTGTTCTTGACTTGCTCACGGGCCAAGGCCTGAGCCTCAACCAGTAGTTGTCGAATTCGTTCGTTCATATACTACCTTGAAAGTCGGTCAACAATTCGTTGTTGGATAAGATCCATTTCATCTTGTTCCATATAAAAGTCTGTGGTTGGGTCATAGTATGCACCTTCTGCATTGTCATAGTATAACACACGACCGCTGAAATTAAAAGGCCCCTCTAGTCCTTTTCTAGGTCCATACTTGACACGCATCTGATCCATCTGCGTCTTGTCTGCTAGCACGGCATAGCCCATATCAACTCCTTAGATTGTATGCAAAGGATTGCGTCGACGCAGGTGAGCCAGTGCGGCTTCCTTTGAATCAAAGCGACCCGAGATGGGTGTTTGATGTGCGCCTCGCACAATGTACCAACCACCCAAAATACCGTTGTAGACGACTTTCATTTTAATACTCCAGTTGTATTCCAAATAGCAGGCTTGCCAAAAAATAAGTAATTTAATCCGGCAATACATGCATACCCAACAACCATTAATCCAACACATTCAATTTTATAATCATATCTCGGTAATACCAAGAGTCCAATACCTATACAAGTACCTAGGATTACTAGTAAATTTACGAATCTTTTAAAAAAATCTTTCATTGCAGTTCCTTAAATTTTAGTAAGAATCCAAACCTTGACAGCAAAAATAATTGCCACCACTGCCACTGTTATAAGAATTTCCAAGTCTGACATGATAATTCCTTAGGCAAGACTGACTTGAACTTGAAACTTATTTACTGTGATGCCAATGCCCGTTGGTTCAGGCTTGTGCGTGGCCAATGCCATTTGACGATCGTAACTTAATCTTTCCAGAGCAGTCCAAACTGCCACACGAGCATTGGTAGTGGCCATTGATTCTGACATCTGCTGGATTGTCATATAAAGGCCAACATCAGTTTCGCTACCGCCAGCAGTATTCCAAATTACTCGAAACTTCTGGCTGTTCTTAAAACCGTCAATGATTGTTTTTGTACGCATGGTCGCTCCTTAGTCTGCTCTTGAACTCATGTAGGCAGTGATGCCATGTGACTTGAGAACATCAGCGTAGGCCTGTGCGCCGGTTTCTTTGATGTCCATGCTTTGCGTGAAGCTACCACCAGGATTCCAAAGTTGAAGTCCGCCACCATAAGCAGGCTTGAAGCCCACAGTTTTCAGCGCACGGCCCAATTTGGTTGATGCCTTTTCGCTCACATGCACCCAGGCAAAACCGCAGTAGCCGGGCTCACCGTGACGAGTACGAAAGTCAGCTTCGGCTTTTTGGGCCGCCGCAGTAGCGGTGTTATGGATGGATTCGATATTGTCTAGTGCAAACATTCTGAGCTCCTTTTTACTGTTTATGTGTTTATTATACGGCCTATTGGACCACTTGTCAACCGTTTAGTTTGGCTTTTAACAACTCTCCCAGGCTCAACTGTGGGTTTTCTGCCACAGTCACGCCCTCCACGAACAGGTCCACGCTCTCGCTGTAGTAGCCGTTGCTCTCGCCCAACCAACGCACATCCACATAACCCCGGCGGGTAGCGAACTTGTAGAAAGTATAAGAATAGCTCTCATAGTGCTCTTCGTCTGGCTCTGTAGCGCCAGCCACTTCTTCGGCCATCAACAAAGGAGAGCCAACCAGGTCCTGCAGGTCACCAACAATGTCATTGATATCCACAGTCTCGCAACAATCCTGGCAATGAGCAAACATGAATCGCTCGCCTGAGGCTGTTTCAAACAGCATCTCATTGCCACCCACAGCACCAGTGACACGGACAAAGGTCCGACCCACCATCTGTGCCATGCCCTTTTGGGTGTTTACTATATTGTCATAATTCATATCGTGATCCTTGTTTTTTTGTTTCATGCCACTATTGTAGCAAACTCTGGTCCACTTGTCAACCGTTTTTGTGTTGTATTTTTACAACGGAAAAGTAGTACTTTTAGTTGCAATAAATAACCCTATGAATCCCAGTACTTTACCTGCACTTACAGCAGAGCAAACACAGGCCCTGATTGATTGTTTTAAAACCAATAAGCAATTTATTGAATATCCAGGCAGGTGCTTTGGACTAGACATTGGCCCAGCACTAGAAATAGTTACACCGATCATTGACAGCGTACTGGGCACAGGCACTTGGGAACCAGCTGGTGGCAACTTTTTTGAAACAGATACCGGATATCGTGTTCATGCAGACACAGGTAAGGAAGGTCCAGATCGTGTACTGCAAACTTTTGTGTTTCCCCTGAGCATTACAGCCAAGCCCGATGTTGTGCCAAATCTTGAAAGGGTTAGACTGCTTATACTAAATCAAACATGGTCAGGTGATGCGGCATTCTTTTTGAGTGGCAGTCCAGACGAACCAAGTGAGTATAATATTGTAGTCAAAGACTATCAAGATGTTGGTAATCGTGATGACGACTTGACAATTGATGGCATATTGATCAATGAATGCCCACATCTAATTCCCAGTAACTTTGTGGGACTATCGGTAGATAAAAACTTTCAATGGATACCGGGTGTACCAATCACATTCCCACGCAACAGACTTCATGTCAGTAGTGCATTTCCAAGACAAGGTGTTGCTAAAAAGCTTGGACTAAGTATTTTTACATCAAAGAAACTATGAAAAAATTTATCGAAATCAAGCGCACCGAAGATACAATTACTTTCTATTGGAAGCTGACAGATTATTGCAATTGGTCATGCAGTTATTGTAGTCCAACAGTACATGAAGGAAAATATTATCATGCCAATCAATTGTCCAGTGATCTGCGTGTTAGAGTATTTTTAAACCGTCTAGAATCTATCAAGGGAGACAAAAAATTAATTGTTTGCTTGACCGGTGGCGAGCCAACTATGCATCCGTTGTTTGGTGAAATAGTTGAAAGAATTCAAAGCATTGGTGGACATGTTGATTTGATTACAAATGGTAGTCGACCAGTTGGGTGGTGGAAAAAATTACCTAGACTGCCAGGTTTTAACATTATATCTTTACACCCAGAATTTACAGACTTGGCAAAAATTAATGAGTTGGCATTGTACCTTGACAGTCAAAAAGTATCGTTGAGATTTAATTTATGTGCTGATCCTGCAAATTGGGATTGGGTCAAATCTGTCTACGACCATCTTGATCCATCCCTGCATGACGCTGTTATTTGTAAAATCTTGACAAGACACAGGAACGAAGTTGATCCACAATTTGTTGAAGGTCAGCTGTATGATTATACCGCTGAACAAATGGATTTTATCAAGAAAAGAAGTGCATATCAAAGAGAACAACGGCATCCCGGAGACAATTCTGTTGGGTATTACGATGACGGTTCTTCATTTAATTTAAATCCAAATCGTTTAACAGCAAACAACAATCATAAATTTTATGGTTGGGAATGTACAGCTGGACAGACTGGATTTATGATTGAGCCAGATGGAAAAATTTGGGCCGGACTTTGTGCAACCAAGTTCTTGGGACTCATTGATAGTTTTAGCATTTTGGAAGACCCGGTCAAATGCAAAATTCCTTTTTGCAAATGTCCAGCTGACATCGCAATAAACAAAAAGAAAGTTACATTGTTCCAGGGTCAGTGAAACCCATGTCTGCCAAAGCCCAGGCACGCTCTACACAATTGTAACATTCACCACAGCGACCTTTGGTCAATGCTGTGCAACTATGTGTAATTTCAATCAGTGACCATACATCAAATGCTTCATATAATGCCAATGTATGTCGCTTGTCCAACAAGGCAAATGGACAGGTTGTTGTAACTATGCCAACTTTATTAGTGTATTCAATCCGATCCGGTCTGCCTGGATATTCACCGGGCATAGGTACAGGCGGATGCCGTTGACTACCATAAAAGATATGTTCAATGCCATGTTTAATTCTAGCATCTCGTTCACCAGTATTTGTTTGTTCGCTGTGGTGTACTGTTGGATCGCCTACCATAATTGGCTGAGGAATGTCTAAGCCCAGCATTTCGTTAACACGAGTAACAATTGGACCTGCGTAATCCCAGGCTCCATCTGTGCGTGGCACACATAGAGTAATTAACTCATGTTTGCTTTTTGCCAGCTTCCATTCTGTTGCCAACAGATACAGTAAAATAGCACTATCTGCACCACCTGATACCATGACACCAATGCGTTGATGCTGTGGTGGCAATTCAATTTTAATCTCACGCTTGTCGTCTTTGGGGCCTGCTGTTATAATCATATCAATGTCTATGCTGTAAATGTTTTAATACCCGGTTTACATTTTCCGCTGTAAACGGTACATTAAGTATCAGGTGCCACGAATCGTTGGCCCATGAAATTGTTCTGTGTGTTTTACGAGTGTTTACATAGTAAACTCTTCCTAATTCAATATTTAATTTTTTATCATCCTGCCACCAATCATATTCCAATGGTCCACAATTCTTTAAGAATGCAACAAGACGAAAGCAAGGGCGAGGCATGCCAGGATGGTCGCGATGTGGCACAAAATATCCGCCAATTCCTGCATTGACAATAAATGTTCTACCCAATGGATTCCATTCATCTAAGAAATCTTTTAAACTATCAAGTCCAGGATGTGCTTGATCACAATCTTGGTACAATTGCGTAGGAACACAAAACTCATGCTCAAAGGGCACACGGCCTAATTTGTTTGTTGCTTCTGGAATGCTGGGAGGACTCTGGTGGTTCCACCCTGGAATAGTTGTCAATGACATTGACCGACGATTATTTGGACGATCTGTCCTTGGAAGGTAATCTACCCAGTCGTTGCTGTATTTTTCAGTAATGACACGATCAATACTGTGTGCATCTAGGTGCCAGTCAAGTGGTTCAAAGTCGCCAAGTTGCAATAGTGCCAGTTCTGCGGCCATTGTATCAGGGCGCATTATTCCTAGTCCTTGACGGCTTCCACTAACTCCGTCTCCAACAACTGCGTTTGGATTATTTTGATTAAAGCTCATGTAAATAGTTATCTATTCTGCACAACCATGCAAGATCTAAATGTCTACTATAAATACTACTGTTGGGAGGCTTTTATGACACGTCAGGCTTTTAATTGGTCCGCGTTGGATCGAGATACATTATACTCAATGCTTTACAGCCTCAAACCAGAGATTGTAGACAAACGCTTGCCTATAGGCGAAATTAGTCGTCAGTTAAGTAAGCATATTAAAACACACCTTCCAATCAAAGTGGTCAGTCATAAGCATAAGCTTGTTAAATCAGGTGAAATTTGGATAGGTGGCGCCTATTACAGTGACGACGATAAACAAGGAAAGAAACGATTTATTGAAGTTGAATTGGCGTTCCCCACTGATGCTAAAACTATGAAAACCAGTTCATATCGTTGGGAGCGCATTTGCAGACTTTTTGCAGATACAATATTACACGAAATTATACACACACGTCAATATCGTGCTAGAAACTTCAAAGATCTCCCAGGTTATGAAAGCACAGCCTATTATGCCAAGGATCGTGCATGGCAAGAGTACTATGGCCACAGAGACGAAATAGGTGCCCACTCATTTAATCTTGCACAGGACATGATTGATAAGTTTGAATTTGATCCAACAGCCATACGAGAATACCTGGATTCAAAAGTTCCAAAACGAGTTTGCCCCAACAGTTGGGGGCGATTTATGAAATCTTTTGAATACGATCATACCCATCCAAAAGTACGCCAAATGAAACATAAAATTATGACTCAATTGGAAAATGCTTACCACGGCAAGCCATTTAAAACATCAAACTATTTGACTTATTGAATAAGTCTATGTTAATTCTAAGCCTGGAATTACATCACCGTCAACCAACATATCTAGCGGGTGTTTGCGACCGGTAAATTTGTTTGAACTCCAGGTCTGTGCTGTTTCATTAAAGTCCCACCAGCAACTGAATCCCAACATCAAGTGTATTCTTGGTGGTGCGGTGCGTGTTTTTGCATAGGCTCTATGTAATAAATTTGTATCCCAGGTATAGGCATGGCCTTGTTCCAGGTGAATTGGAGTATGCTCCTTTTGCTCTAGTACATAATCAGGATGTGTCACCAGTGGTATATTGACTCTTAGATTAATTGGCATTCTTTCGTCAATGTGCCAAGTTACTCCAGCAAACTTGTCATCACCAACTGGCCCTTCATTTTCAGCATAAATGATTCGAACTGCTGTTCGTACCAGTGGACACTTAAAAGTATCTATAAATCTACCAAGTTCTCCAACGCGACTGGCCGGAGTTCTATACACAAAACCATATGTGTCATAATGTGTATTTCTTTTATTTCTGGGCATTTCTTCTTTGTTCAGAAGTGAATATGGATTAGGTACATTATCTGCAGTACCTGGTGTATGGGTTCCTTGTATTTGTTCATGTATATCACCATCAGTGTAATTGACATTATATGTCAGTCCAATGCCACCATAGCTTTGATCTTTGCGATCACCTTCGCCACCATTTAATCTGTAATTCCAAGCGCCATATGTTTCCATTGCCAGTTTTGTATCTTCAACCAGTAATTTAAAATTTAAATCTTCTGGTAATTTAAATTTTAAAAAAGTTCCGTAATCCTTTGATGGTTCAGTCACTGCTTTGCCAAAAGTATTAAACTTGGTAACATATTGGTCAACATAATCATGTATTGTCATACGCGAAGGAATTGATTTAATTTTAATAGTAGACATTATAGGTTTGGAATAATAGATCGATACTTGTTGTAACTGGGCTCAATGGCTTTGATCCACTGATAGAGTTTTGGTCGTCCTTTGACTGCCATGATAATTTTTGGTTTTGCCATGTCAGCACCGTGCAAGTATGCGCCATTGTTGAATACAAATGTATTTGTTTCTGGCGGCAGATCAACATACATTCTTTTTTCCTGTGGAATAAGCTTTGGATCACATCCGTATTTGCCTTTGTTACGAACTACAATTGGTTCTGGATTAAAATCATCTGTTCGTTTGGGCCAGCGACTCATCCAAAATGTTGCTCGCTCATTGGTGTCCCACAGCATGATCCGCAAGCTGTCTGGCCAAGGATATATCACTGCATCCGGATCAAAATGCGGACCTACTTCGTTGATGTTTGACCAAAGCACCACTTTTTCTAAGCTGTGAAAAGGCAAACAATTTTTAATTTGTGCAAACATCTTGGGAAAGTGCATTGACCAATCGTCAATCACAGTATTGTTGTAGTTGAATTTGGTATGATCAATGGCTGGATTCAACCAAATGCAAAGGCCTTTCCAATACTGCGTTTCATTTAGGCCGCGACTGATGTCAGAATTTTTTGCATTCCATAGTTCCCAAAACAAATCCCAGTTGTCGGGTTCAATGCGAGGAACATCCAATGGAACATAAGGAATGCTGGTCCACTTGGGATCCAGTGCTGTGGCAATCTCTGGCCAGGCCTTGGGACTAATATGCGACAAGAAACCTAGATCTAGATCTTGATCGACCCGTAACACTTTGTTGCCAATTTTAGCATAATTGCTCCAGGGTTCACTGCCATTCATCAGTAGAAATCCCACCGCAGGATCCAACGCCACCCAATTATCCATATTACCTTTGAGTGTAACACCGGGTACCGTGAATTGCGTGTTTCCATTTAATCGAGAAGTGCTAGGATTAGATTCAGCCCAGAGCAATCTGGGCATAGGGGCAATGTTGTTTATCATAACAATAGTTATGATAGATTTAGGTGACTGCGTTGCTCAGTGCTTGTTCTATCTCAACCCAATCGTTGAATTTTCTGACAGATATGTCAGAAAAGTCTAGATTCCACGGTTGTTTGATCATGTATGTTGCATGCCCAGCTTGAGCACTGATACGGGCTGTGGATTCTGTACTGGTAACGCAGACTGCATATTCGTGTTCTTTGAACAGGGGATACAGGTTAGCAGTTCTACCAACCACATACAGTTCTTTGAACACACCCGGCATGATCAATTCCAAGTTTGCTCTACGCAATATTGCGCGATTCATTTCATTGCTAGACTTTGTATACCCAATGATGACCCAACCTGCTGTGGCCAATTTTGGTAGTATTTGTTCTGAACCCAGCATTGGATATAGTGCGCCCCATTGCCAAGTTTGTTCGCAAAATTCGCCCATCCAAAGATCTGCCAAATCATCTGGAATGTTTAACCAGTGACCCAGTGTTTCTCTATTTGTAATTCGATTGCCTTCGACGCCTTTGAGTCGACCTAGTACAGCAAGCCAGCGGACAAATGCTGTTAATGTGTCAAGGCAAGTATCATCAATGTCGATGATCAGTTTGCGAGGTAATTCTTCATCCTGCAAGTTCAACACTGACCCCAAGCGGGTGACCATTGGTACGGGCTATTTGCGTAGATTCCATGGCCTTTTGTTCAGCTACTTCAAACGAATAAATTCCGGCTGTGCCCTTGCCCAGCTGATGCACCTGCAACATGATTGCAACTGCACCTTCTTGTGAATGATGAAATATAACTTTGAGTAGTTCTATAACAAATTCCATTGGTGTGCTGTTGTCGTTTAAAATAACCACGCGAAATTTTTCTGGTTCTTTGACACCAATGATGTTATCTGTCTTGTTAATAGTTTCGGTAGCAGTATCTGACATTTTTTTATGTTCCGTTTAAGTCACTATATTTAGTGTGAGCAAGCTTTTGCACTTGCCCACACATTTTTATTATTCCGTAATTAAAGGAATTTTCTTAGGCTTGATTTCTTCTGGTACTACCTCGGTTAGATCAATTACCAACATGCCGTCTTTGAGGCTTGCAGTATTGATTTCAACTCGGTCACCAATAACGAACTCACGCTTAAAACTGCGATTGGCAATGCCACGATGCAGATACTCTTTGGTATCATCTTCTTGCTTGTTGCCGTTTACAGTCAGGGTATTTTCTTGCAGGGTTACTTCAATATCTTTTTCTGCAAAGCCAGCAACTGCCATCGTAATACGATATGCATGGTCTTGTAGTTTTTCAATATTGAAAGGGGGATACCCTGTATTGTTACCATTGCTGGCTTGTAGCAAACGATCCAGTTCGTTGAACATACGATCGAAACCTAAGCCGAAGCGTTGGTAAGGGTGATGAAGTGTTAGATTAGTCATAATAGTCTCCTTATAGCGAGTCTAAACATTGTGAGCTCTTCATGAGCCTCACTGTGCGTTGCCAGCCCTCTTGGCACTGGCATAACACAATTATACTTATCTTCTAAACCAAAGTCAAATTTAATATAGCCGTTTTCTGCCACCGTCTTTGGCTGGCCTGCGTCCTGCTAATTCATCTGCTTCAACTTGTTTTAGGTGTCTGCGTCGAGCTTTATTTTTTGTCTGTGTTTTGACAATGTTTGGCTTGACATATTCCATGCGGGCTTTTACTTCTTCCAGCTTGCCGCTGTCTTGGATTTTCTTTTTAAATTTACGAAGAGCTTTTTCAACATTGCCGTCGTTGATGTAAACTATTGATCCATTAAATTGCGATTCTCTTTTTGGTGTGTCTCTACTCATTGTGTCCTTTTATGCCACTATTTCTAAATTTTTGTATACAGTAACAGGCGTGTGGTCTACCACACTTTGTTCAGTAATTATAACTTTACTTAATCCTTCTAGAGCCAATTCAGGTAGATTAAACTGTATATCCAGCAAAATTTGCTCGATTATACTGCGTAATCCACGGGCACCAGTTTTCTTAGTAACACATAAATTAGCAATGGCACTTTTGGATTCTGGAGTAAATTCCAATTCCACTTGATCCATCATAAAAATGGACTTGTATTCTCGTTCAATACTGTCCTCGGGTTCGGACATAATTTTTACCAACTCGTCGATGCCCAATGGATCCAAGCTGGCAACGATTGGTACTCTGCCCATAAATTCTGGAATCATTCCAAACTTGACAAAGTCTTCGGGCTCCACCGAATGCAACCAGTGACCAGTATCAGCTTCTGCTTTGTCTATGCTGGCACCAAAGCCAATCCGTGTACCACCAGTTATTCTTTTCTTCACTTGCTCGTCTAGACCAACAAAGGATCCACCTAGGATGAACAGAATATTTTTTGTGTTGATTACATTTGCATCATGTCCAGGATGCTTACGGCCACCGCCTACTGGTACACGACATTCAGTTCCTTCAATTAACTTGAGCAAGGCTTGTTGTACGCCTTCACCTGATACATCGCGGGTGATGCTTGCGCTTTCACTCTTGCGACCTTTCTTGTCTATTTCGTCAATGTAGATAATGCCTTGTTCAGCTCGTTTAATGTCGCCACCTGCATTTTGCAAAAGTCGATGGATGACATTTTCAACATCATCGCCAACATATCCACTTTCAGTTAGTGTAGTGGCATCTGCAATTGCAAATGGTACATTGATCCGTTCTGCCAGTTTCTTGGCCAACAAAGTTTTGCCACTGCCAGTGGGACCTATTAGCAATACATTGCTTTTCTTAATAAGATCAGTATCAACTTGGCCGAGTCGTTTGTAATGATTGCGTACTGCCACACTGAGTTGGCGCTTGGCTTCATGTTGTCCAATCACATATCTATCCAAGTACTCTTTGATGTCTCTGGGAGTAGTAGCATCGTCAAATTCAGATTTTTCTTCATTGACTTCTTCATTCATTGCTTCTAGGCACAGGTGAATACATTCATTGCAAATGTATGCCTTATCTCCTGCAATCAATGCTTTTACAGCATCTCTGTGTTTGTTACAGAAACTACAGTTTAATGTTGGTGATTTATCCGCCAAAAGCTGACTCCATGATTTTTATTAGTTCATCATGGTCTTCAACCCAGGGAATATCAATGGCATTGAGTAGTGCAATAAATTCATCATTGCCTGGCTTGACATAAAATATAACTGGCATGTTTTCTTTACACATGGCCAATGCCATCCTGACTTCTTGTTCGCTGGCATGTGCCAGTTCGCATATGATCATGCTACAGTTAGTTGCAATGTGCCAATACCAAACCCAAGTCTTAGGATCTACATTGGTCGAATCATTGACATAAAAAGTCAATTGATTATCTTGAATTCCTTTTTCTAATAACTCTATAATAGAGTCTTGCCATGTCTTATCATTGCCAATAAGACAAAAGGCAAGTCCACCACCGGGCATGTACAATGTTGGAGGACTGACCACATACACATTTGAATCGTTCAAGATAAACCTTTGTTATTTGTCATCGCGCTTGGGGAATGTTGCTTGAAACCAACCCTTGGTGCGATGCTCTTTGGCCAGCTTTTCAGTACTGGCCTTATATATTTTATCCAAGTTATCTTCCGACTGTTGCTCGGAACCTTCTTTAATAGGAGTATCCCATACTTCACCAGGAGTGCCTGGAGGTGCTTCCATTGGTGGCACCTTGACTTCTGCCACAGCCGTAGCTGTTTTGGTTTCTTCAAACGCTGGTCCTGTTTGTTCCCAACTGCCACTGTCAGGATTTTTAATGCCTTCAAACGGTGGCCAGCTGTCAGTTGTTTCTACCACTGGTGCTTGTACAACTTCTATAGGCTGAGCCCAAACTTTTTCCTTGGCTTGCTCTATGGCTGTTGCAAATTCAGCAATGTCTTGTTCGTTGGCAGGATATGGGTTGGCAACCTCTTGTGGTAGGTTTGCTGTCTCATCTGAGTCTACCATTGTTATGGTTGGTTCCTTCTTTTTTGCCTCAACAGATTCCGCCGCAGGTACTGCAACGACTGCAGGCTGTTCTTCGTCTTGTTTGCGGAACCAAGCAAAACTATACTGACTTGCCAACAATAGCACGACTGCCAAAGGATCAAAGATTACAACTATTAAAATAATAACAAAGCGAACTGCCTTTTCTAATGTATTTGTGTCTGGGTCGTCATTGTACAACAAAGCGGCAATGTATTTGATAGGTCCTACTTCAGCTTCAACCTTACGCAACTCTGCCGCAATAGGAGCCCGTTGTTCATTGAGCTTGGCAATTTCAACCTGTGACCTGGCAATGTCTGCTTGGATCTGTGTTCTTTCTTTGGCCTGACGAGTACGCATGGCATTTGCATTCATTGCACCTTGTTCGCCTTTGCTACGGGCAATTGTTTCGTCAATGGTAGCATCCATTTGCTTGAGTGCCCTGCGGCCAGATTCAATGTTTTCTTTTGCAGTTTTAATTTTCTCATCAAAAATTGCAACCTGTGCAACAACATTGCCTGTTGGTACTGCTTGGTCCAAGTGTGCTTTGCTGAGGTATCCAAAGATGCCCATGCTGGTGATCATCATGAGGATGATCACTGCAATAAACAGATACAGTCGAATCAACTTGGGGGCAATACTCCAATTCTGTTTTAACCAAACTGTTGCCACCAGCTTGCCTAGTTCAAGTACTACACCCATAACAATAATAGGAATAACACTGGCCGCAAAGATTGCAACCAGTCCTGCAACTGAATACCATACTGCAACTGCGGAAATACTTAATCCGCTTAATAGTGCAAACCATGCAGTTAGTTTGTCTGCAAATGTGATTGTCTTGTTCATAGTGAGTGTGTCCTTGCTAAAAAGCAATGTGGCAAGTCTTCAAATAAAGGCTCGTGTACTAAATTACCATTGATGTCATAATCATAGGTTGTATTTTTATTTTGTGGGTTTGGAACAGTTGCATAGGGATTGTAAAGCTCTAGCATACGGTCGTAATAGTTTTGCGGCATAATATCAATGATCAAATGTGTTCTCCAGGTGTTGCCATAGTTTACAGCAGTATGAATTATTTTGTTATTCAGTTCCCAAACTTCACCTTCGCTGATGTGATTTCGTGTGCCACCAGTTGTTAAATCATATGATTGGTAGTACAGCCAACAATCGTCATTGGTACTGATTGCAACATTATATCTTCTTGCGTATCGTTGATTGTATCTGGTGTCAGTGTGCAGTACTGTGTCACCTGTTACAGGTCGCATTCGTGCAAGGTCTGCTTGCACAATTACAGGATCTGCAATACCAGTAAGGCTTGCCAGATACTCGCATATGGGCTTTAGAATCTTATTCCAAAGTATTTGAACACTAGGTTGATAGTTTCTAGTCAAAAGTCCAAAGTTATTAGATCCAGATATTTTATTACGAAGATCATTGATGGGCAAATATATTAGATGAGTGCCGTCGGCCCGCAGATATCTTTTTGGGTCAACCGCTGGCTCCCAGTCAAATGCCCGTTCCCATTCACGGTACTTGTCAAATATGGCTGTATCAAACTCTGCTATTTTTCTAGCAGTTAGTCCTGGTTCGTACATTAATCATCTTCCTCTTCTTCCGGGGCTTGGAAACTTGTAGCCAAGTTTTGTTCCACTAGTGCCTCGTTGATATTTAATGTAGGTTCACCGGTTTCATTTGCAATGTAGGCCCAACCAAGCACACGGCCTAATTTGGCTCGTTTGGTAATGATGGGTTCTACTATTAGTCCATCCTTGCAAAGCTCTGTGAGCACAATGCGTACATCGCCATCTTTACCGCATGACGATACGCCAAACAGTCTAATCTTTTGACGTGTGTACACATTGAAACCTAGATCTAGTTCTACTTCTAGGGTATCAGTTCCCCGTACTTCTAATAATCTAGCCGAGTATAATTTTCTCATTTTTCCTCTTTTGGTTTAGTTCTATAAAAAACATGGTTGCCAATGCGTTGAACCGAATCTTTGACTCGTTGCCAACCTGGTTGCCAGTTTATATATGTAGCATGGAAGTGGGTAGCACCGTTAGTCGGATCCTCAATGGCGCTGGGTTCATTGATCAAAACAACTGCTAGTCCAACTGCTTGGTTCCAATGAAAGCCCACTGGATTTCCAGCGCCAGCGCATACCCACTCAAATTGACAGCCGTTGGGATTGCGCTGTTTGACTACTCCACATACTGTGCGAGCATAGCCTTCTTCTAGACGGGTGAGCGTTACCTTGGCAACTGCAATCTGTCCTTCCAATGACTCACCTCTGCTTTCATAATAGATATTTTCCGCAAGGCAACGAACTTGCTTGTCACTGACTGCTTTGCGAATACCACCTATCTCTTCAAGTTGTGAGTTCATTAGTCTGCGAACCCGGTGTTCCCAGGTTTCATTTTCATAACTGTGAAGCTGACCAGATACCCAGTCAGTAACTGACGTCATACTGTTTGTGTATGCACGACTCTGCGCTTGCGATGGCTGTGCTATTGCTGTCGCAAAAATTACAAATACAGTTAAAAGTGACAGCGTCACTTTAACTAGCAAAGATTCTACTCTTTGCTTAGACATGCCCAATAAAAATTTATGGTTCATGTGCATTTTACACCTCCTTTCATTTGGATTACCTCCAGTCAGGCCTTTGACAACAAAGTGTCTAAGACTTCACCTGGGCTCTGGTATCCATGATCAACCTGGGTGTAGGTTATATCATGCTTGGCCAAGAGCACCGCAATCCGCCGATCGATCTCAATGCTTGCATTGAGATTATGCACACGGCCATGATCATCGAACCACGGGCCGCGCCCTAGAAATGCTACAACATTGTTGTAACGCTTCCAGAGTTCTACTACTACCTGCTCCCACTCTACAGGGTAATCCTCCGGAGCATAGATAGCACTCAATAACACTGGACTGTCGGTTATTACATAATCGACATGTCCATTAAGTCTATGTAGGCGTTGAATCTGCCTACCAAACACATACGCTTGATTACTAAGCGCAACTGTGCGGCCTTCCCAGACTAGGTCTTTGGCCACTTCCGTGACCAATTCTACATTCCACCCTCGGCGTTTGGCTTCATGATAAAGTCCTGACGCTAGAGTGCTTTTACCTGCACCTGGGCCTGCAATGACATTAATTACTTTCATTATGTTATTGTAGCAAAATACTTATAACAAGTCAAGAAAACAGGGCAACCAATGTGCCCTGTCTAGCGATACCGTATGCGGCGATTCTGATTTTTATACTTCTAAACTACCAGTTAAGTGGTACTTTAAATGACTTTTGATAGAGAAATAACCCAATTTAAAGGATTACAAAGTGTCGATCCAATTTAGAATTTTTGTGAGTTTGGTTCTGGCCACACCAACATGTGTGCCGTCGGGAATCAGCACATATTTGTTTTTGTTTGATTTGATTTTTAAATTCAAATAAATTGATTCAAAGAAAAGTTTTTGTGTGATATCTCTTTCGCCACTGATGACCAACACATTGGCAGGCCAATTTAGATTTTCCACACTGGTTCGCATGTTGGCAGGACCTTCAGGATTCAGCATCGAATAATAATTTGCCGCTGTGCATTTTAATACCACAATGGATCCGTTGCTGTCGTAGTCTGCAAAATGTGATTCAACATCGCCCGACTCGGCGTCAATCATGTTTTTGGCATGTGCTACACTCCAACTGTGTATTTTGGCAAACATGGGCAAATGCACATTGTGTGCAGGCGATAATAGCACAACACCGTCAACTGAATTGACCTGTTGAGAAATATAATACAGAGCCGCATTGGCTCCCATGCTGTGCCCAATTAAAAATATTCTGGTAGCACCTTGAGATTTTAAATCAACAATGGCCGAATCAATTTGATCTTTACAAGTTTCAAATCTATTATGATAGCATTTGTTATCCAATTCACTCCAGGCGTAGGCCTGATAATCAACCAGCCCATGTTCTAATAACTCATTGCTCAGCTGAAAAAGTGTATGATTTTCTCTATTGCCGCTGTGTTTGCCATGTAGTAAAATGTATGCATCCATGCAACTACTTATAGGTCAAAAGAAATGGGCCGAAGCCCATTTCTTTTTATTAAATTAAATCTTATTCAAATTTAACGCCATTGGCGTCCATCCAACTGCCAAAGTACATTTGCCAAACTTGTTTGGCCGGGTCATCTTGTGGCATAATTGCCTTGCCATCGCCTTCAACTGCCATCACAGCATCTTTGGCGGCTCTGCATTTTTCTCTATCATCTTCGGGCATGTTTTCTTCGTATACTAAGAATACAGAAAGCAATGCTTCGTAAGTTGTTGGTTCACCGTTTTTGGTCCAATTTGACATTTTATTAATCCTTAAGTTAAGGTGATGCGCTAGCACCACATTTTGCCCGTTTCGCATTGGTTAACATACCAAAATCAACTGGCCATTCCTGTCCGGGTGCAAGTTCGACTGCCCCTGGTGGGAAAGCAAAATTTACCCCTGCCGTTTGCATTATCTGTGCTACAGGCATACGATATTTAGTCAAATCATTTCCTAAATTTGGGTAAGGTGCAACATGGGGAAATGCCCATCCTGCTGTTTGTTTTGTGGCATTGTTGATGACAATTTTGTAGAAGCCGTGCGGAACAACTACACCATTACCAATCTTCTTGTCTTGAGCATTGTAAACGCCGCCAACATAAATTGTAAAGGGTTGATTAAGTTGAACTGCCCATCCACGCACACTAGTTTCTAATAGTTTCCAAATTCCGCGATTTAAACTTCCTGCTTGTGGACTCATGTTGGTCATTAGGAATGACTCAAACTCAACTTGCACATCCCACGACAAATCACCGTCAGGACTCATGTGTCCTTTGTCGTAACCGGTGGCCGCATAGTCATCTGGGCGTGGTCCATTTTGTATGCTTTGATCTTGCACAAATGCATTTGTGCGGGCAACGCAACCTAGTGCATTCTGCGGCAACAGTTCATATGTGACATATTTTGGTAGTTTGGCAGCGGCATCATAACCTACCAGGTAAGCCTGGCGGCAAATGGGTTGTACACCTGCTGTTTGTGGGAATCCATAGGGTGCATGTACTGCACATGCCTGTGGTGGTAGTGGTGGTCTTTGTTCCCAAGCGTGACTCAATGTGGAGCAAAGAAACAATGCTGATATAATAATTTTTTTCATTTATAAGGTTCTTTAAAGCTATATTTATACTGTTGGACCATTAGTTGTTCCTTTTGTGTATATTTTATCATGCGAACTCTTTTGACCACATACTTCAGCACAAAATAACATTTTACCATTTTCCACAGTATCTTTGTTCCAAGCTTCGTCGAAGAAGTTGTTGAATTTGGGGCCGGACAATATGTCAACCAGGCTGTGTTTTCTAAGGTCAAATTCATCTAATCCTGTTTTATCAATTTTTTCATTGAATTGATATCTTGCATAACTGGTATTTTTTTGACCAAATGCGCCGCCAAGGTAACAGCAGGGCAACAAATGCCCGCTGGCCGATATAAAAATTTCCTGATGTTCTGGATATTCAAATGATTTACATTTGATTATAGATTCCTTGCCCAATTGTCTACTGTATTCGCTTAGTATCGGAACTGTTCCAACAATAGAACTGATCTTAAATGTCTTATGCGCTTTGGGTATTATTTTTTCGCCTGCAAAGTCATGCGGCCAAATAGAATATTCGTAATCTCCATTTTTGTCATGCACATTCAGTGCTCGTTGAATTCCCTCATTTTCGCCGAACCCCAGTGGAGTTTTAAGAATAAAAGTAAAGCCCAGTGTGTCGGCCAATGCTCGAGCTTCATCAACTTGATGTTTATTGTGATCAAAAATCAAATACTCCCAAATACCATACCCACCTGCTTCGCTGTATGCTTTCATATTGGCCCAGACCTTGTTCCACACAACACCGCGTCGATAAATGTGATTGGTGTCTTCTAATCCGTCGACTCCAAACACCACTCCGCTGTTGGTGAATGCAAATTCTGGCTTGATATTGGGCTTGGGCAACAGTTGGGCAATCTTGGCCCAATGCTCGGTGCCACGCATGCCACCGTTGGTCCGCACCACCTGCTTTAAATTTTTATTGCCATGCACTTTAAAATACAATAAAGTGTCGGGTAAGTCTTTGACTATGCCCGGATCACCTAAATTGCCACAATAGTTGATGTGTTCTATATTTTTAATTATTTCTGGAGAGAAAAATGTCCGCATGTCGTTGGTACTTAGATCAACCTGTTCAAAACCAGCTACAACTGGACCGCCGCTGTAGTTGCGACTGCATGCAGGACAGCTGGCATTGCACCTGCTGGATAATTCTATCTGTACTCTGCGTATCTTTGTCAGGTCATATATCATTTAAGTGCGGCTCTCAGGCTGTCTGCTACTATTTTGTCAAATGTAGCGGAAGGTGCACCATGCGATATCATGTGTATCCTGGGCTCGGAACTGTTGTTCCATACACTATGTATGCGACCAACGTCTACTAGGCAAGCATTGCCCGAATCTTTAAAAGGGACATCACCATGACCTTTCATTCTAAAAACACACCCGTCTGGATTGTTTAATGCCACATTGATTGGGGATAAGAAATGTTCTGTCCTGTCTTGATGTGGTTCAATGTAGCCCTGCGGATCCAGCCACATGTATCGTAATCGCTGATAATTGTGGTTGGGAAATTCGTCTTTAAAGTATTTGGTAGTGACAGGACAGCGTTCTGCAATTTCTGTCCATTTATATATAATTTCATTAGCATTACGGCCTGCATTTTCAGGGTAGGCAGTATAATAATCAGTCTTGTCCCAAGCTTCGCCGTGTAAGCAAATGCTTCTCCAGCCAGGACTGCCATAACTTCTATGTGCAATATACAAGTCCTCTAATGCCGCGGCTTCTGCCAGCATATCTGCATAAGGTGCGCCGGGCAATTCCAATGGCAGGTATGGCCAGCCGCTTTTGTATATCAGCCACTGCACCAGTTCCCTGTCGGAATCGAATGCAGGAACTGCCTGTTCTTTAAAATTAAAAGTCCAGGGCGTGTCAGCAAAAAATTCAACAATCTGTTCATTCATATTGTATTTTACCATGTAATCGAGTTTGATATCCGCCGATGTGATCATATCCAACCATTTGTACACATACATTGTTGTCAACTACAGATTTTAGAAAGTCGTCCCAGCTGTCCTGTAATAAGCCTGGTGCAAAGTTTCTAATTGTCGCAGGAGTGTGGAAGCTGTTGCTGATCCAAATCATATTATTACCAGGATTTTGTTTCATGTCCGCAAGCATGGCCGAATATTCATTTATTAAATTGGTTTTAATATACCCATGCTCCAGTGCCTTGTACTTGTTCCAAAACTTTAACCATTGTTGTTGGCCACCAAATAAATCAAGTGTATTTGCCCATTCTTGTGGATACTGTTGTTGACGACCAGGCAGCCAAATTGGATCAAAGTTGGGATTTACTTGTCGGTACTGTTCTATGGCCTGCATATAATCAACACCGTCCCAGTTATCAACTAACCATTGGCGATAGTTTAATGCGTCTTGGCTGTAGTCAATGTACACTACTCGGGCCGTATCACAATCAACTTGGCTTAGCAACTGTAAAGGTTTAAAACCAGCGGCCACAGCATACAATGTGCCCAGTCGTGTCGTCGGAGAATACTTAATTCTTTCTAATTCCATGCTGTCGTTATTAAAAACAAATACTGCGCCTGTCACATTGGTAAAGTCTGTTTCTTTAAGATAATGGCATTGAGCATAAGTTGGACCAGTGGGTTCTACAGTAATTCCTTGCTCGCCACCCAGTATGCGCTCAAACCTGTCGTCATCAATTTCTGGATATAGATATGACTTCTTTCTTCTAATATATTCATCAAAATTACCAACAGCACATTGATTTGTCAGGAAAGTATTAATCAAGTTCCAACCGGGCCCGACCGGGCCCGAGTATGTTTTGGCATTTGATTGTAAATTTGGTGGTCGCGGGCCACCCACAGGTGTCAGCCACAATGGGGTATAATCATCGTGTATGTTTTCATCGCTTCTGTTGTAATCTGCAATTTTAATATCGTGTACTGTGCCTTTGTCACCAAAGCGTGGACAACCAAAATTGTTCCATATATGCAGATTTAAAAGAAAGCTTTGTGTGTGTAAATGGAAAAATCCCTCGGATTGGCCTTTAAAATATTTTTGGTCTTCTAATAGATGTCCAACTAATCCATACTCATTTTCTTCTGCGAAATTCAATATGTTTGCGATCAGGTCATGATCGCTGGTGATATAACCAATGTTCATTAGGTAGATATAATCGTAACCGGCGTCAAACGCTTGTGATATCAATGCATCAATGTTGTTGCCTTCTAGAATTGAATGCTTGTTTAGACCGCGCCTGTTCATTGTGACACGAATATCAAAGGTAGAAATAGCTCTGACATGGTCTCTGTATGTTTTATTCTTGTGATCAAGTTGATCATACAATGCAAATGCCACTGTTTTCATTGAATTTTCCATAATGTAATATTATCTAATACGATAGAGCTAATCCTGCTCTTGGTTAATTTTGGCCAATCGACTGTGTTAACTATCTTGCCCAAGGGCCAGCGATTCAGTTTCTTGGCACTGGCTTGATAGTCGGCCATGAACGCTGGATTGTCAATTATGCTGGCATATATCATGTGAGGATCAAACATGACATTCGGAGTCATAAAACTGTTGCCCCACACATCTGTTTCCAATAGGTCATCTTCGTCTAGCCAGGCCTTCATATGATCTTTGCCCTGTATATCTTCATTGATCCATACATCATAGTGATATTCTTCAGTGGCCGGATCAAACGAGTCTGTGATACTTTCTGCGTGGCCGCTGGCCCACAACGCATTACTGCCTTCAAGTGCTCTAGCGTCGGCACAGAATGCGCTATACTGTTGTTTATCACCAATGGCTGTTCGGCGACTTAGTGTCGGGTATGTCATAAACTCTAAATCGTGTACATTCTGATTTAATGCATGGAATCGTTCGAACATTTCATCTACTCTAACCTCTGCTGGTATTTTCATGCGACCGCTGTAGTATTCTGTTGCCACAGTGGTAAAGTGTCTATGCCATGTATTAAGATGTGCCTGTGTTAAATCGTTGGGTACTTCTAGTAAGTGTACCAAATCTGCAATTTCTTTAGCAAAGTCAATACCAAGATGAGTTTGTAAAAACACAAATGACTTATGTAAATCAGTTAGTAAAGGAATTGGATTGGCCTTGTACTGTTTGGCCATACCATGACTACTAAAATTCCACAATATGCTTGGCAATCTAGCGGCAGTACGAGTCAGGTATTGTTGCCATTCATTGACAAATTTATTATCTAATAATTCAACTTCAATTTGTTTTATTTCGCCCTGTGGTGCTGTGTATTTGTAAATTAACATATTTCTCTTGATACCTGTACGAATGTAATAATGTGATTTCTTTGTTCTGTTACAGGTGGTACATTATGCCAACTGTTTGGCAGGTTTAACCAGAATGCGCCCGAACCAGCCTTTGATGGTGCTGTATAAATTGGCGTTGTATCATTACTGTTGGCATAAAAATGGGTAGGTGTAATTGTATCAGTTATATGCACTACCCCAGATAACAATATTACAGGCTGGTCAATGTGCATTTGCTGTTGCCAGCCTGGATCATCTCTACATATTTGTGTTCCAAATGTAAGGTTACCAAGATACTGTTCATAGGGTTTAAATCTCATGTCATCTCTCATTGGTTGAATGATAAAATTAAACACTATATCTCTAAAGAGGCAACTAACCTTGTAACCAACAGGATTCTTGTAATCCTCATAGTATCGTTTACCTGGATACATTTTATTGGTATGATGGTCTGGTTCTGTGTATACTAACTCTTCAAACTTAATCTCCGGAAGGGCAACATCATGCACTTCCATGATTAGCAAATTAGGAAACTGATCAACTAATTTTGTTATCATACTTTGCCTATAAATTGTGCAAAGTTAACAGGCTTGTTTCTTCGCTGTGTGTACTGTTCAAAGAATGTATCGCTATCCTTACGCAATGCCGCTTGGTTATCTTTAATAAGCCCCGCATCTAACATTTTAATCAATCGTTCAGCGTACTCTACTTCAAATGGAAGTAAATCATTTTGAATCGTGGCATAGAAGGCAGTGTATTTTTTGATATAAAAGTCTCTGTCTGCTCTGCTTAAACAACCAAAGCCCTGGAAGTCTGGTTTGTCTACCATATTAATAGTGACAGCTGGTTTAATACGAGTGCGCTCTCGCATTTTAATGATGTCAATATACATTCGATCCAGGGCTTGTAGGCTAATTGCGCTACAGGTTGTGCTGACTGTGGCCACGCTGACATTGCTGTTGCATAATAATTCCATATTATGCAACCATTCATCGTAGACCATGCCTTCGCGAATAAACTCTGCCACAGCACCTGCACTTTCATTGCTGACATTGACACGCAGGTTGTTTAATCGCTTGGCTTTTTCTAAGAAGCGTTCAATTACCACGGGCTTTTGACAAAGGTTAGTGTGTACGACACATTCAATATTGGGATTTATTTCGGTCATCCGGTCAAACAGTTTGAATACTTCTTCGTGCATGAGTGGTTCACCACCACTGACACGAATACTTTCTAGTCCTGGAGCAACTGTTTCAAACCACTGCCAGAACAATGTCATATCTGGGGGCGCAATCATTTCATCCAGTTCACTCAGATCCTTTTGATAGTGCTTGCGGTCGTCTGTGATGATTCCAGTGTATACACCTCGAGTTCGAATATCATTGATCCAGCTGGTGCTGAACTGTGGACTGCAATAGCTACAGGCCAGGTTGCAGGTGTTTTGAAATGCCAACTCCAATGCTTTTGGTTTAAAGTTGTAAGCAGGATCAAAGTATTCCTCTGCTGTCAAGTGATCCGTAAATGCCAGGCTTTTGCGAGTACGATCACTGGTCAAGCCAAGATTCTCAAAATGCCAGCAACTGTTGCATGCAGGCGGCTGTTCTCCGGCCAGCATACTCTGTTGGTGACTGCGTTTTTCTGGCGGATTGTAGAATGTGTCAACTGTGGTGCCAACCTGTAGGAATGGCGTATAATGACAGCTGGCTATCTTGCCTGAGTATACCCAGATACTTGCTTCGTGAAACTTGGCCAAGCAAAATGTTGGACTTGTTGCCTGACGAATTTTAAATAGTTTTTGCTCATTCATTAGTAATCAAATTCGTCGTGTAGATCATGCTCGGTCATGTAGTCTCGCATATCAGCATGCTCTGGAAATGTTTTCCAAAAATCTTCTCCGCGAATTGTATCCAGCTTCTTGGTAATGCGACTAAAGTTCTTCAAACTGTCGTGCAGGTTTGTAATCTTATAAGTTTCAAGTGAGCGTACTTGCCACATAAACCCAATAGCTGTTTCGTACATGAACAGGGTTTGTTTGTTGCATCCTCGTTCCTGTAGCCATGTCATTTGTTCTCTAAAAAGCTTTTCAATTTGATGCTTCTTCCAGTCTGGAATATTCTTTAACGAGTAATAGCTTGGTCCATCTAGAACATTTAATAAGATGTTATCTGGGTGAATATAACCCAGCTCTACCCATTCTCTGTGGAATTCAATCAGGTTGTGAGCGTTGGGCCAACTGAGCGTAAAGCCAATGTTGAATCTAACATGTGGCGCTTGTTCGCGCATTCGCAATCTGTTGGCCACAACATCCTTCCATACAGTACCGTGACGCCAGTATTCTGCTTTGGCATAACTGCCATCCAGACTGGCATTGACATTGATATCCTTGAAGTTTTTCCAATATTCAATCACATCATGTTTGCCCAGGGTCAGTTTACTGAAGTTTGTATTGTATCTAATACCGCATTGCGAATTACCCAGCTCTACCAGCTTGTTCAGTGTTTCGTAGTGTTCTTTTTGCATCAATGGTTCGCCACCGGCAAAATAAATGCTTTTCATTGTGGGCAGATGCGGCATCATTTCTTCTAGTGCTTGTTCTTCTGTTTGCCCTGGAAACTGGAATTCATCATTGATTGATTCTTTGGTCTTCTTGTTGTACAGCTTGCGACTATCCACAATCCAACTGGTGCTAAAGTGTGGACCACAACTGCGGCACCCTAGATTACATAGATTGTTAAAACGCACATCCATGTAGATCAACTTGTGTTCGTCTAGGCTACCATCAGGATTGGTTGCGGCCACAATTGAGTGTACAGCTTGATTGTTCTTAAAGAAGTCATCGTTAAATTTATTTTTAAATTCAGCTTCCAATTCAACTCTGCTGTTGCAACGACCACAGTTGGCATCTTCTTCACCGTTTAGAAATTTCAGGCGCATGGTCCGCGTAGCGTCATTGTTCCAAATTTCTTTTAGTGTATTTTGTTTGAGACTGCCAATTTGTTCCTTGTGTTCGTATACACAGCAGGGCTTGACATCTCCAGGTGGTCCTACATATTGATGGATCCAAGGCAGGATACAGAAGGTTCTACTTTTCTTGGCCAATTCTAGCGGGTTAAATTCAGTGTTCATAGCGATATTTATTCAACAGGTTATGTCTGGTATTCGTCAATCAATCTTTGTATATGTTCATTATGGTTGCGAACAGTCACTAGCTTTTTCAATTCGTTAATGCCTTGACTCAACAGAGCTGTGTCAATATTGGTTGTAAATTGTAAAGATTCTTTATATAGATCCAACAGTCTTTGAAACTGTTGATTAGGTGCCAACTGTGGCAACAATGACAACAAGCTGTCTCGTCGAGACTCTGGCAGTAAATTAACTGCATAATATTCTGGCCTATCTAGTTTTGTCAAATGTAAACTGTCCGCATCAATATAATTTAACAGCAACCAATTGTAATAGGGCAGGAATGAATCAGCATTTAGCCAGGACAAAGTAAAATTAAACCCGTAATTTAGATTGTTGTGCAACTGTGTCAACGCCCGGAAGTAATCAACATTGACTTTCATTTTGTCAAAGTCAGCGCCGTAACGCATTGAATCAAATGCCTCGTCAACTCCATCTACACTGAATTGAATCAATACTCGCTTGAAGTTTTTTAATTCAGATTCAATCACTGTCAGTGAGGTAGTACCATTTGTTGTTATAACCAGTTCAGTTATATCGGCATGGTCACTGGCGGCCAGCCAGGCAATGAACTTCAACACCACTGGATTGATCAATGGTTCACCACCAAAAATTTCTAAGCGTAACTTATTAAAACTTGAGTTTGATATAGTATCTTCAATCATTGCAAGCTTGCTACTGCCCTGATCCAGCATGGTGTTAAAGTATTTCTTGGTAAGCCCACGAGTATTGAACTTGTCCAACTTTTCCCACTCGCTTATGTGCTGACTACTATAATAGGGATTACAAGTGATACATTTGATATTGCAAAGATTGTCAAAGCATACACCAATGACCAACTCATTTACATCTTTAAACAACTGACGATGGCTCCATGTTGCGCCTGCACTTTCTTGATCAATACAATGTCGACAGCCGGCGGCAATATCAATTTCACTCAATTTACTTTGATATTCGCTGTAGGTACTGGCACTGACTCCGGGCTTGAACCAACAGCAAGGCATGTATGGCTTGGTTTCATTTGATATGTACAGGCCGTGCCGATGCGCCAGACAGTTTTTAAAAGGTGTTAAATCCATCCTGCCAATTCCGGAAAGGTCGCGGCAAAGTTTAAGCTTCTGCGTTTATCATACTCTGCTGTGAATCGAGCAAATTGATCTCGGCGATGATCGCGCTCAATCACATTCATTGCAGTGTGTCTAGACTTCCAGAACTGATAGACCATTTCCCATGTTTCTCTTTCAACACTCACAGTAGGATTGGTCAGCACAAAGTCATTGACTGTATCAAAGTATTGATCGCAACTGTCTGGCAAGATGCGTAGGTCAAACTGCTTGGGGTCAACAAGACGACAGCAATTGAACATGATATCAATGCCGTCGGCTCGCATGTCAATTACTTTCTGTACAAACACACTGAAGTTAAACACACTCATCAGGCCAAATGTGACCATTACACGAATAGGCACTCCAAATGTTGTGCTGACCTTGCGTACTGTTGCTTCCCACTTGACAATGTCAAGTCCGTCACGAATGTATTCTGCTTGTGGTCCCCATGTGTCCATGCTGGTGTAAACTTCGAGTCCTTTAATAGTCTTTGCTTCAAGCAATGCTGTTGCTTTGGTAAAGAATAGATCCAAGTTCTTTTCAGGTACACACAGGTTGGTGTTGACAACCAGTGTCAGCTCAGGATTATGATTCTCTGCCACATAATCCAACAGCTTCATGAAGTTACGGGTGGCCAAAGGCTCTCCACCTGTTATGCGTAGATAACGCAGGCCAGAATATATTTCAGGTAACCACTTCCAAAATGCATCAATGTAAGGATTGTTATCCTCGGGTATCATATCGTGCATCTTGTCTCGATGCACAGTTGGATCTTCAATTGGGTATGAACCGTACTTGCTTATTTCGTGTTCCCATGTTGAGCTTTGCCCAGGACTGCAATAGCTACAGGCAAAGTTGCAGGTGTTGGCAAATGAAATTTCCAAGTGTGCTGGACCAACAGGCTGGTCAGCTGGCGCAGATAATATCTCTTGTCTGCGTTCAATAGCCCAGGTTTCATTGGTAAAACGCTTACGATCACTGACTGCTGTGGCATCAATGTCTTCCATGTCCCAACAATAGCTACACTCTTTGGGACGGATGCCGTTCAGCATCATTTCTCGCTGTTTGATCTTGTGCTTGCTGTTGTGCAATGCACCTGGGTTCGTGTTTACATCCGCCAAGTCCCAACGGTGTATCGGTGGATGATAGCAGGAGTGATTCTCACCCATGCCAAAGTGCATGGTGACCATCAGCCACTTGGCCGCACAAAAGCTGTGTTCAATGTTAATTGGTATCTGCATTTATAATTTCTTCTAGTTCAGGCACATAAGTTTTATAGTTTAACTCACGACTCTTATCCAACGCTGTAACAAACTCCCTGGCCTTGACAGTCAATTCAGGAATCCAAGGTCTGTCAAGCTTGGCATACAATTCATTTCTTTTGGCATCATCAAACTTGTATTCATACTTGGATTTTAATTGTGCTTTAAGTGCTGTTGGAACAGCCTGTAAACTGAGATAGTCTGGATACAACACATAGTTATGAGTTGTGTTTTTATCAAATGAATATCGCATCCAGTCATCCAGTTTGTCTAGATTAAACACATTGAATATGCTGACAGTTTGTGTCACATGCCAGTCCACAGTGTGAATTGCATCCAATTTCTTGATGCTGTTGACTGTGTCAACCCATACACTGGGCCAACGAATGTAATAATTTCTAGCACCGTAGTCGTCGACACTACAGTTGACAGTGACCCGTTTAAAGTGTTTCCATAAGTCAGCAAGTCTGTCTGGAATATCCATCATGTTAAGACTGTACACCAAGTGTACCTGTTGTGCTTGCCCTGTGGCTATCAGCTTTTCAAGGTAACCAAAGTGTGCTTTTATCAGTGTTGGTTCACCACCGTTGATGTAAATCTCTTCTACATCTGTGCTCAATGTGGCCAGCTCAGAATAAAACTCTGGTCGGTCATGCCATTTGAAGTTTTCCATTGGTCGCAATGTAAACCAAGGCAGATCCTTGGCAATCTTGACTTCATCTCCGTACCACTTGCTACTGCTGAAACTGTTGCAGGTCACGCAGGCATTGTTGCATACATTGCCAAGTCTCAGCTCAACATAACGATAGTTTGGCTTGGTCAATCGTGCTGTTTGTTCCAGCTCTGGTACAATATGTGCCCAGCGTTCATTTTCGTACATGCGCTTGCTGACCAGGCCAGCGGCCTCATCCTGCCAGCAACCTTCACATTCAACAGGTTCCTTGCCATCAATCATGTCTTGCCGTACACGAACAAAGTTGTCGCTGTTGGCAATGGTCAAGATGTTGGTATTGTCAAAGGTCTGTAATTGTGTTGTGCGTGGCTTCATTGCCCAACTGACTGCATCAGTGTGATTGCTACGACAGCATAGACTAACGCCGCCATTGGGATGGCTGGCCAGATGCATCCAGGGTAACACGCATCTTGTGTCTTTCATAGACTCTCCCACCAAGCCAGCAGTTCTGGATCTGCAGAATAGATTGTGGCCATGGTTGTTTTATCTTTGCGGATTGTTTCCAACCGCTTGACCCAATTCATTCCGTTGCGGGCCGCTGACTTATAAGTTTCTGGAAAGGCTTCTTCATGTGTTTGTCTACTATCACGCATGGACTCTAAGGTAGAGATTACACTCCATTGCTTTGGTCCTGCTAAAGGTCGCATGTAAGCAACAAGTTCCTCAATGTGACGATTTAAAATATGTCTGGGCCAGCTCATTGGTGTCCACATGATATCTGCATGGAACGCAAATGTAATCTTTGTGATGATTTCAACATCTAATTCCAAGCTTAGTTCAAATAGATCTTTGAGAGAGAACATGCCCGGTGCTGTGATGGTCAAATCCAGTTTCATGCGCTCTCGACCGCCAGGCAAGCTCACCCCTTCTTTAAAGTTGGCCAGCCACTCGTTCCACTTGATGCCTGTACGAATATATTCTACAATTTCACCTGTGCCATCTATGCTGGCACACATCATCCAGTCTTTGAATTGCGGCAAGTAATCAAACAGATTCTTTTTACCAAACACCACACGACTTAGATTGCTGTTGTAGCGCATGTAACAATCTTTTGCACTGCCATTGCGAAGCATTTCTTCAAGCGTCCACCAATGTATATCATACATCAATGGCTCGCCACCTACCCAATACATTTCTTCAATGATACCACGCTGTACTGCATCTCGAAATTCAGGTTCTACCACACGAGCTTGGAAGTCTTGCATGGCAGACTTGATTTCAGGAACCATAAAGGGTTGGTCTTTGGGTGTCCATAGGTCATGCTGTTTCTTTTCAACTTCCCAACTACTGCTCAATTGTTCTCCACACATGCGGCATTTGAAATTGCATAGGTTACTGAACCTGTAGTCAAAGCTGACAGGTTCCATTGTGGTATGGCCTGTTTCATCTGTTGCATCAAACGCCTGTTGAATCTGTTCGCGAAATAGATTACCTGTAAACCAACCCTTGTAACTGCCTTCCATTAGTAAATTATGATTGCACACATCACATTGTGGAATTTCTTCACCAGCCATCAGCTTGACCCGAATATCTTTCATGTAGTCGCTGTTCCAGTGTTCCTTTAAACTGACTGGCTGGTAATCTGACAATGCTGTCTTGCTTTCAGTCACTGCTCCGTAGGCCTTGTCATTGCTACTGTCAATGTATTGCTTCTGGAAGCTGTGCTCTTCTCTACTGGCACAACAGAGTCTGCGCTCACTTTGCGGACTGATGTAAGTGTGGCGCCAAGGTGCCATACAGAAATAAGGGTTAGGATTGTCCTTGGCTGGCTTACCTGGTTCCCAAATTGGTATTACTCGTTTCATTGTAAGTCCGGATTGAAAAATTCTTCCTTGCTGGGGTCTTCGGGCGGATGGTCTGGAATATGTCCAGTTTCATCGCTGTATGTTCCGCTTAGGATTTCTTCTCTTGACGGAGTTGGTGTATCAATGCTGTCATACCAATCAACAAACTCCTGTGGAAATGTTGCACGGAAGTCCTTGCCTCTACGCACATCATATTGTGTGTAGAAGTTTTTAAAGTCCAAGTGCTGTTGACCCATATCCTTGACATTCTTGTGCGGTGTCTTGATGACATCAAGATAGTCAATCAGTCGTTGTGTTTGTTCACGCTCAATTGGAGTCATGATAGGCCAACCATGTGGGCCAGTTCCCATTTGTACTCGTTCATCCTGGGCAATTATATTATCCAACCATGCTTGTAACTTGTCGCGATACTTTTGTCTAATGCTGGTTGGCAACATGGCGCAACTCTGGAAGCTGGGAAAACGCAGAATATTCAAACTCATTGTGGGATATACAGTTTTATGCTCACGCTTGAATTCCAGTATCTCATCCATGAATTCGGTGATACTGGCAAGACACAAACTATTGATGGTCATCATCATGTGTGTCTTTTTAATATTGCCTTCAGTGTGCAAGCGATGCAAATTGTCTTTCCATTTGCTGTAGACCATACCATCACGAATGTATTCGCTGTGTGCGCCCACACTTTCATTGCTGGTATAAACTTCCAGGTGCGGAACAAACTTACTCAACTCAATAAACTTGTCCATCAAGTCATCTTTGGGCACCAGGTTACTGTTGATGGCATAACGCAATACACCGCCGTCGGCTCGTTTGGTTGCTCGTTCTTGATTGTCTTTGAACCATTGCATCAGTTTCCAAACGCCCGGAGCCATCAATGGCTCGCCACCAGTGATTCGAATCTCTTCTAAGTTGTCGGCTAGCCCTTCATCCCACCAGCGCCAAAACGCTTTGATGTAAGGATTGGTTTCGTCTGCAATTGGAATAGCATGGTCAGCCGCATTGATAAAGTGGCTACGGGCATCACCATCAATGTTACGATATGGGCCAAACTTTTTAATGTCTTTGACCCAACTGGTACTAAAGCTGGGGTTGCAATAACTGCAAGAAAAATTGCAAGTACGGTCAAACGAAATTTCCAATGTCTTTAACATTGTATCGTGTTGCCAATGTGTGGTAGCGGCCGCAATGATGTCTTTGTCCGAGAACACCGCAGTTTTGTACACACGATCCGATATGCTGTTGCGACCCAAGTCTTCAATCTTCCAGCAGTACTCACATTCTTGTGGACGAGTACCTTCCTGCATCATCTTACGCATGAGTTTCTTGTGCGGTGTATTGTGAATGGCAGTGGGATTGGCGTCGAGTTCACTTGCATCAATTTGATGTCCAAGTGGATGGTGGCAACTGGTTGTTTGTCCATTGCCCAACCAAATTGTGGCATTGAGCCATTTGGCGGCACAGAAGCTGTCGCTAGTGCTGTCAACCATCCGAATTTTGTATTCGGCAAAGGATTCATTATGTTTCTTTGGCATCGTCTATTCTCATTTGTAACAACTTACATTCATTGTAGTAGGAGTTCATCTCCGGAAAAACTTCTAAGAAGGCAGTATCTCTGCGTCTATCATACTCATTTATGTATTGATAAAATTGTAATCTATTCGTTTGAACAGCGGCAGGGTCTTTGCCTTCTTTAATTATAGCTAGATTTCTTTCAAGTTTCAATATCTCATGTGGCTTGAAACCTTCAAATGTTTCTCTGTAATCTTCTTGCTGTGCATTGCTACGCATAAACTCCAAGCAATCTTCAATGGTTGCAATCAAGGTTGGCGTTGCATTTTGTGGATCAAACCAGTTGGGGTATTTTAGCAATGGTATGTCTAAAAATATTCTTTGGAACTTCTTTTGGAAATACTTCTTGTGTTCAATGCCATGTTCTTTTTCGTGCTCTGTTGGTTCTGGAGCAATTTCAAACTCAGTTTGATTCCGGCCGCCGAATTCTACTCGCAAATCTAATATCATTTGCAACCAACTTTTTAAACTTGGAATTGACAGTATGTTAAAGGTGTTGATGAAACTGACAGTGGTGTACTTAGTTTCAGCTAAGAACTTTCTAGTGTTGGACATTAATCTTGCATAGTCTAAACCAGTACGCATATATTCTGCTTGCTGACCTACTCCGTCCAAGCTGATGTATAACCAGAAATGTTTAAAGCCCTTGTCCACATACCAATGATTGCCACTGAACTTGTTGAAGTTTTCAGTATCTTCATAAGTGCGTATGACTTCAATGGCCTGTACTTTGCTAATAAACTTGTCAAATAACTTTTGATCCGGCGGACACATGTTGCTGGTAATGCTTAGTTCTAATTGTCCATGTGGATTCTCATTCACATAGTCCAACACCTTAAAGGTATTCCGATCCATCAATGGTTCGCCGCCAGTCATACGAAATACTCGTAGTGTACGATAAATGTCTGGCCACCATTTCCAAAATGCTGTCACATAAGGATTATCTTTGACAGCAACTTCTAGCGGCATGTATCCTGAAACTTTTAAATTGCGTAGATTGTTATGATCAACCTTGTTTTTGCCCGGCAAGTCAAAGTTGTAAGGTCCATGCTGTTTGATTTCTTCTTCCCATGCTGTACTGATATGAGGACTACAGTACATGCATTTGAAATTACAAGCCTGATTAAAATTCACTTCGACATATCGTGGAACAATATCGAAATCGGCCTCCTTTAGAACTACATTGCGAAAGTCAGGGGCGGCCCAGTCTTCGCTGGACTTGTAATGTCTATCACTAAGGTGTCCTTGTGGGCCACCACCAGGTGCATCTTCCACACGCCAACAGTAACTACAACCTTCTGGCCGCTTGCCAGTCAACATTAGTTCTCGTTCTTGTTTTTTGAACTTGGTGTTATGCAATGCGCTGGGATTTTCTTTGAGCTCTAGTAGTGGAATAGCATGCGGAGGCGGATGATAACAACTTTGTGTGGTACCGTTGGCCAGATTGATACTGACTTGTAACCACTTGGCCAGACACATTGTTGGACTAATTTTGTCCAGGTTGTCTCGCATGTTCTCTGCCTTTTGAAAATACTCAGTATAACCAAAGTCTTTTCTCTTAGGCGGCTCTTTTACTTGCTTGGAAATTTTGTCAAAGAAATTCATTAACACTACTTATAAAAAACAAAAGGCCACGAATGGCCTTTTGAATTGATGTAACTGATTATACTGATCTTACAAATATTGCAACAATGATTAGGTATGTTGCACTATGAGCAAGTTGGTCAAGGCCAAACTCGGCCCAGTACCGTGAGGTAGTATTGTCTTTGATACCATAATTCATTTTTGCCCAATCAATATGATAATGAAGTACAAAATCAATGATTGCCAAAAACAATGCAAACACCATACCCGATACTGCAAATACTACAAAGGTACCAAGGCCGTGGTATGCAGAATGCAATAGCCCATGCTTGGCTCCATAGGTGCCTTTGTCTTGCATCATCTGTTGGGTTTGCCAAACAAAATCGCATAACCAATGCTTGATAAAAAGCATTAGCAATGCGGCTTCAAATAATAACATGTTATTTCTCTCTAAGATCGATTATTAGTACCTTGTCATAGTGGCCTTCTTCGGCTTCTATAATTGCGTCTGCTTCAAACTCATTGTCACACAATTCAGTTCTAGATACTATTAAGCCATCGGCTGTTTCTTTATAAAATTGTATTTCAACTCTAGGATTCATCATTATTCTCAATGTCATTGAGCCAGGTGTCAACCCGCTCTTCGGCCTCTTGTTGTGTCAAGGCCGGCACATCAAACTCCATTGGGTAGCCTACATTGTGTCGAACATCAAATGGAATACGACCTGCAGAAAAAGGAAACCTATCCAAGTTACGAAATACTGTAAACTCTTGCAAGTTCTTGGCTCTTGTAATTAGATTTTCAGAGATTGATTTAGCGGTTTCCATTGTATTCCTTATGCCATCTTGTCTACATTCTGTCCTGCACGATTCATCTGTCGATTCATTTCAATTCGCTTGCGCTCATTTTCTACTTGGTTTTCTTTGACACGCTGAGCTTCTAACCTGAGTTCTTCATGCCGCTGATCTAATTTTTTAAGTTGCATTTGATCATAGATTCTACTGGCATCTTGTGCGGCACGATTGACTGCTTCCATGTTATTCTCCTTGCAGGTATTTCATTACATTTTCAGGACTAGATACCCCGTACGGATCTGCATCATCTTTGGATGAATCTGGTTCTTTGAACATTCGTTCTACCTTGCCATTACTTATAATTGCGGCATAACGATGACTGCGAGAACCAAATCCAATGTCACTCATATCAACCAACATGTCCATCAGTTTGGTAAATTTGCCAGCACCATCTGGAATAACTTTTACATTTTTGATGCCAAGGCTACGGGCCCACTCGTTCATTACAAAGGCATCGTTGACACTGATGCAATAGATTTCATCAATGCCCTGTGCTTTGAAGTCGATGTAGTGCTGTTCAAAGCCGGGTAACTGAAATGTACTGCAAGTTGGTGTAAATGCGCCTGGTAAACTAAAAATAATTACTCGCTTGTTGTCAAACAACTCATTGGCTGTTTTAAACACAAATTCTCCGCCAATCGGGCATCCGCCGTCAGCAGGTGCTTCATCGCCTTCGCGGAATGCAAAGGTCACATTAGGTATAAATTTTGTATTTTCCATATTACTCTTTCCTATCTCCAAACAATTGCAATAGATTAATAAAGATGTTGATAAAGTCCATGTACAATGTCAGCGCACCTTTTACTTCTTCGTTGCCTTCATGAATCACACTGACAGCTTCTCGAATATTTTGTGTGTCGTATGCAGTCAATCCTAAGAAGATAATGATTGCCAGGGCACTGATCACCATCTGCATTACTGTACTACCGATAAAGATATTGACTACACTGGCAATCAAGATTGCAATTAATCCAATGAACATAAACTGGCCCATACTCTCAAGACTTCGCTTGGTAAAGTATCCATACAGACTCATTGAACCAAATAATACTGCGGCTCCCATGAATGCTCCAACAATAGATCCCAGTGAATATACTGCAAAAATAAATCCAAAACTCAGTCCCATCAGTGCGGCAAATCCATGTAGCATTAACAATGCGCCACCTTTGGACACCTTGTCAATAAACATACCAACTGCAAAAATTGCCGCAACAGGTGCCAGCATTACAATCCACTTCATTACACCTGTAAACAAAACTGCCATCAGTGCTGGACTAGAACTGATTAAGAAACTGACCAACATGGAATTGACTACTGCCAGAGCCATGTAGTTGTAGACTCGGATCATTGAGTCATTGATTTCCTCGGCACTACGATAATAAATCGTTTCACTTGCAAATACATCATTATTGAACATTTGTTTTTCTCCTTGCTCTAAACACAACTCTCCAAAATGGATCTGATTGTGATGTTGTTGATGGTGAATATGTGGTATGTAAGCATCTGCCATCATACACTAATATCCTACCTGGGATCGGACTTACTAGTCGCCCCTTATCAGCCCAGCCAATATTAAAACCTCGCTGTTGTTGTGCGCCAACATTAAATTGTTGGTGGTCTCCTGTTGAACCGTCGGGATCCTCTGGGAAGAAAATAAATTCGCCACCAAATCTTGGATACCATTCTAGGTTAAGACAATAAATTATTGTTACACTTGTATCATCTTCTAGATTTGGTGTGTCCCTATGCGGCCCCCAAGTTCCAGCATTGATTTGTCCTACAGTACCATTAACATAAACACGCCAGCCTTCGCCGTCGACTCCATATTTACTAGAGTATTCCCGGTCATACATTTCTTCAGGGTTTCCAGTAATCTCATATTGGTTATCTAATCCAGCATTAATAGTTTCCCATAAAGTTGAAATTATTGGATGCCGATCTTTTAAAGTATTTTCATCAGTTGCAATACAGCATCGATGAAAACCTGCTCTAGGCCACACTGGCCAAGCCCGTGCCCAATATCCATCTTTGGGTTTAAAACGATCTAAGCGTCCAGGTGTCTCTTTTTGAGCTAACCAAAAAACATGCCAAGTCTGTTCACGCAGATATTCCCATAGTTCTTTTTGGAAATCCTTGGGTACTAATCCATCGTGTACTTGGATATCAAAAAGATTGTTTTCCATATTAGACATCTCTGTCCATCTCACCAGCTTCCTTGACCAGTGCCAGCACTTCGTCTAAGGTGTTGCACAAGATCTTAGCGTTGACATAATCGCCTTTCTTGTTGCGACCACCTGCTTCTACCATGAAGCCGTTGTCATACATATTAACGGTAAATGATTCATTTACCTTTGTCAACTTGTCACCAAGTCGATTTACTGATTTAGCTGTTGCCATATTTTTCTCCTGTTTAATCAATTCATCAAATTCTAACATTAACGCATCTAGGTCGTTGATTAAGTCCTGATCGGTAACTTCTGTTTTTTTCTTCCTGGCCATTAATAGGCTTCCTGTTGTATCATCATATGCTTGCCTATTTCAAACAGACCTATGCCTGTTGGCAAGTCTATTACCTTGGCATGTATTTGACATTCACCATCATCACATATACTTACTGCTACAAATTCTACGATGTTGCCATCTTCAATTTGAGTACGCATCTCATCTAGCACTTCTAGTAAGTCATTCTTAATCTTTTGTTTTTCTTTTTCTTTTGGATCAATGCTTACTACTTTCATCTTGTTCTCCTAATTGCTCAATTGCATAACCATGTATTCTTCTGCTGTGACATGGGCCACAGGTTTAAGCCAACCGTGGTTAATACACTCTACAATAAGATCCTTGTAATTTTCTGGGCATCGTTGACTAATCTCAATGCCTGCACGATTGGCAACTATAAATCCATCATTGATGACAAAGTGTGGATCTTTGGGTTTGATAGCTCTAATCATCTTCTAGTTCTGCTTTTGATGGTGGTAATCCATATCCTGGAAACTTGCATTCAAATTCAAATTTTCTCGCCAACTTCGAATCCGCGGAATCGTAGGAATCGAGGAAAGCGGAGGGAGAAAGTGCCATCTTGGTTCTGTGTGATAGCATCTGCTCGCACTTCGATATATTGTCCAAGAATGTTATTGCGTGAACCCCAAAAGCTATCACGATCAACATCAGTAAAGCCAGACCCAACATTAGTCTTGATCGTTTTACCATCGTCGATTCCTTCACATACAACCGCTCCAAGCCGACCAATGTTTTTTCCTGTTCCTTCTTCAACATCTTTTACCTCCAAGCTTACTTCAATGAAGGGTTTGAGTTTGAGCCAAGACACACTTCGCTTGCACTCATAAGGAGCATTCGGATCCTTAATCATAATACCTTCATAACCGCCAGCTATTGCATTCTTGTTTATCTCTTTAAAACGCTTCTGTCCTGCCGGAGTGTCAAGATCAACCGTTTCTTGGCCCAAGGCTCTTACACTTGTTAGAACAGCTTTATGGTGCTCAACAAATGTGGTTAGATGGTTACTACGAAATGTTTGTGTGGCGTTCCACTGGCCTGCTTTAAAGTGTACCAACGGAACACAATCAAACAAGTTTAAAATTGCATCACCAGCATCCACATCACTTTTGCGATGCACCTGCTTCATCAAGTCCTGAAAACTACTTGACATTATCTCGCCGTCGAACACCCAGGGCTCCAGCAAGCCAGTCGCTATTTGCTCGAATTGGTTTTTGATGTGACCAAAGTTCACCAATTCCTTGCCATTGCGGCTGTACTGGTTTACTCGACCATCCGGGTACACGATTGTCAAAACACGAACTCCATCCAACTTGACTTCGATTAGGCGTTGTCCGCATACTTTACTTTCATGGTTGGCACTATCATGTGCAAGCTGACATTCAAACACTGGTATCATGTAGGCAGGTTTGATTTTCTTGACTACTTTGTTGACTGTGTTCTCGCCAAACCCGGCTCGTAGGTCCTTGGTAAGGATACGCATGTACCAATCGTTCCACTCAGTTTGTTTTGCAGTCTTGAGGCAAAGTTCAATTGCATCTCGGGCCGCGTCACCTGTTAACTGACGACTGGCAAGACTATCTGCCAGGGCTTTGAATGCCGCCCATGGTAAACCCTGTCCATCTGGGCCACCATGCCGAGGAACTTTCTTGACACCAAATGTGATCATTGGGTCCAGTGCAAGGCGCACACCGGCAAAGAATTCGTCATTCCCTGCTTTTGCCTCGGCTTCAATTATTGCTTCTTTATTCAAGCGGCTAGGATGTGTTTCTAGTGCATGGATAATAAAAGTGTTAACTGTAGTCGACATGTGCATCCTTTAAAAATATGTAGGGGGCATTGGCCCGCCCCCAAAGGGCCCAAAGTCTATTAGGCGGCTTTGGAAACAGGGCCTGTCTTGATGAGGTCAGAAACCTTGCGCTTGGTACGCTTGGCCAATTCCTCAGCAACGGCAACTCCTGCGGTGCCGTGGATGTTCTTGCTGTGCAAGAATTCCAGTGCTTCAATTTTAGTTGCTGGCTTGGCCAACTCGTAAAGTTGAATGTCAGTATGACCGGTCTTGACCAAGGTCTTGATTCGTGTCATGTCTGTTGCAAAGCGAGCTTTGACTTTGCCATCTTTGGTTGAATAACCGACTACTGTAAAAAGTTTTTCACTCATAATAACTCCTGTCTGTGAGTGTGTGAACAAGAAACGCTTGTCCAACGCATATGAACTTTGTGTCCATATTCTTATTATGCACGAAATGGCTTTGGAAGTCAACCATTTTATGCAAATTTAACCTGACCCAGCTTGGCCAAAAGTAACTGGCCCTGAAAGTCATCTGGCAGTACTGCTACTGTAGATCCATCACCAATGTATCGATACCCCTTGTCACGCTTGGACCGCTCGACTTTGGTAACTTCATAAACCGAATGGTATACTTTGAATGCCAAGGTACCGCGGCTTCTGCCCCAAAAACTTATGGCACCATCATCAGTCTTGGTCCAGCCCCAGATCTTATCTGAGGTGCCTTCTTTGAAATGGTACAGTGAAATCATTATTGCACCGGTGTCAGTAATGTTTGATCATAAATTTCAAGCAGGTCTACATCGCTGATGCTGGCCAGGTCCTGTTCATTGACATGAAATTTTTGCATTAGTTCTTCTTCTTCAAATGCAAAAAGAATATATTCTGACATGAGTTCACGCAATGACAGCATTTTATTTTCCCAAGGTGGTTAGAGCTAAAATATGTGCAAGTGCAGTTGGCAAGTCTTCGTCTGGTGTGATGATATGCAACGAAGTAAAATTACGATCTTTGATGCGATCATAATGACGAACTTGCACAATACGACCGCCTGCGGCATTGACCACTTCAAAGCGAATGGCATTTTCATCCTGCACAAAATTAGGTGCATCGTCTACCACCATGTCAGGGCTGTCGTTTTCTTCAAACAGCCAGTTTCTAAATCTTTGTCTAAATGAAATTCGCATTTTAGTTGGCTTCCTGATCTTGTTTGAAGTTGTTTGAACTAACCCTCGACCACTCGCCATACTCCGTTTCGAAGCATATCCACCGCTCATAATCAATCCTTACATCTACTGAATAATGTGTTAAATTAGATCCTACCAAACGAATCAACTGTTGATTCATTTTGGTCACGGCATACAATGCTGGGAATTCCAGTTGATAAGACATCAGTTGTTTTTAACCAAAAAGAAAATTCCAACTGCAACAAGTGCCGCCCAAAAAATTGTATCCATCCATAACCATATGCTGTTATTGTACAACCAAATTTTAATTTTGTCAATCATTATGCTGTTTCCAGTTCTTTAACATGTTTGCAAGCACCACGGAATGTGAATCCAGGGCAGGTGCAAGTGTTTGCCTCAGGATCTACTTCGTAAACTGCACCCTTACTGCCCTGCACCTTTATGGTGGTTGAGGTAACTTCAGCATTGAATGGGTTGGGCTTAATTTCTACAAACTTACGACCACGCTTGTCAAATCCTTTGATGGGATTCTTAAAGTAAAATGGAACTGTATCACCTGTCTTGATATAGGCAACCAAGTTGTTGCTGTCCAACAAGTAGATGTGAGCCGGAAATAGCCCGCCAGTGGTTTCTTTAAAGGCTTGCATTATTTGGTCTGGATGTAAGGCTTGTCCCATGCACCAACTTGAAGGTGCATGTAGTAAGCGGTGTGAAAGTAATCAGTCTGTGCGTCTGACTCGTCGAACCAACGACGGCCGCCAGGTATGGTGCTGGGTGCAATTTTGATAATGCGAATGATCTGTTCAAAGAAAGATTTGTGTTCGCCGTAATTGCCCAAATGGTAGTGATTGATCTGACCGTGATTTTGCAACACATCACTGAAGTCTGCAGGACCAGCTTTAATGGTAACATCAACTGACAAACTGCCAGAGCCTTTGCGAACACCAAATTTGAATTTTGGAAATTGTGCTTTAAGTTCATCGCGGATTGCTTTAACTTCGTTTGCGCCAATGTATGCCATTTAAAACTCCTGTTTGTTGCTGTCTATGTATGTATTATACCGGATTCTGCCTGTTTGGTCAACCGTT